GCGTTCGAGCGTTCGCTGGAGTGGAGTTCTTTGGTCGTCAATCATGTAAGAAGTCTAACAGTTTGGGGCGAAATCGTCTTGGCTCCTAAGGTTAAAAGAGGAAGCGGAGTGGAGATACTAGCAAGAAATTTTAGGGTTGAAGTATAGCATAGTGGGGCTGGAGTGTACTAGGGTTGGAGGGGAAAAGTCAAGGGGGAAGGGGGAAAAGATACTAGCAGAGAAAAGTGGAGGGGAGAGAAAAAAGTGCTAGTACGTGGCAAAAGGTACTAGCAGGAAAAAATGTTTTCGGCGGAGCAAAAAGTGCTAGTACCTAACTAAACTGAATAAACCAACAAAGAAACTACTACGCGCATGGAAATCAGATTTCGCGGTAGTACTTTTCTCAGTTGGTTCATTTTTTCAGTTGTTCTAGGTTGTTTAGGTTGGTTTCAGTTATGCTAGACTGGAGGGGTGGCAGAGCCACTTGACAAAACTTTTTTTGCAAGTCGGGTTTGCTTTCGATAACGGAAAATGCTAAGGTTGAAAACATGAGTGCTTTTGATAAGTTAGGCGTTAGTGCAGATGATGCCAAAAACGCTTTGGAGAGAATCCAAGAAGAGAGTGGCCGTAAGGATGGACGCATTTGCATCTGTGGTCACTCAAACGGTAGACACAGGATTGGGTACGCAGGTCTTATGACTTGCCAAGCAGCCAAACAGTTCTGCCCATGTAAACAAGTTCGTCTGGTAATTACTGCCTCCGACACCAGACCCTTCCTTCGGAAGAGTTCTGGTGGAGATGGATTCCACGCTTTGATTCAGGGTATCGCTGCTGCTGAAGAAAAGGGAATCGAGATTGAGTGGTTAGTTGACCCTAAGTGCGACAAGTGCGGAAGTGCTGAGAACATCTCGGTCGTAACGGTAGATGCCAACGGATTCGAGTTGACAGAATCGAAGGGCTATGATATCTTTGTCTGTAGCCAGTGTAGAAACTAACTGACACCAGCAGGAAGAGAGACGAAATGACAACAGTTCTAAATCCAGCCAAAGCGCAACAGGTTATCTGGATAAAGCAGGAACCAGGGTTCCACAATCCTGGTGGAGCACCAAACACGATTTGGGTAGACAAACTAACTGAGCACAATGACGAAGTTCGTGTTTGCTTTGTTTCAGCATTTCTAGATGCGCCTGTCTCGGTAACATCCGAATGGCGTAGCAGTGATGGTATCTTCTTCTGCGTCACGCTGGAGTATGTCCTTCGCGATGTCGATGATGTCTGCTTTGAAGACTTGATTGACGAAGCAGTTGAGAATCTGCCAGAAGGTATGAGCCTTCTACGAGTCGAGAACTACGACACCTTGGATGGCGGAATCTGGCGCAAGTGTGAAGATTGCCGTGGAGTTGGAACTAGAACCTCGTTCTCCTCTTATGGCAAAGACCGAGAAGTTACCTGCCTACCTTGTGGCGGCTATGGCAAACGTCAGGTTACGGAAGTCTAATGGCACGAGGCTCTAATGGCACAACCAAGTGTGGTTGGTGTATGACTGGTGAGCACGAGAGTTGCAAGCCAGAAGTCAAGTATTACGAAAAGATTTGGTACTGCACCTGTGAGCAGTGCCACCCAGAGAAAGAAAAGGAAGCACAAAATGAAGTGGCTGAAGAACCTACTGCAGAAGTTCAAGAAGAAGCAGAAGCCTAACGGATATCCAACCCAAGCAGATGTGAACCGAATGGTCGCTGACTATCACAAGTTCCTTGAAAGCATCAAGCGTGACGAAAAGGGTCGTTGGATTTTCCCAGACAATCAGGTTGTAAAAACTCCAGCAAGGTTTCAAGCGATTATTGATTCGAAGTGGAACGAAGCTAAGGGTACCCTAAGTAACCAGTGCGGATGTAACAATGGCGAGGGTTGCAAATGCAAGAAGATTTAATCTTCCCTCAAGAGGCTGCCAAGAAGTTCTACGTTTCGCCCAGCATGATTTACTACTGGATTAAGAAAGGGCGAATCAAGAAATACTATCTTGAGAAGCCAGTGAACTTTCAGCCTTACAAGGTGAGCATCTCTGAGATTGAAGCTGCCAAGGGCGATTGGAAAGACCACGTTGCCCAGCAGAATCCGAACCTCATGTCTCGGAAAGACGCTGCCGAGTTGATTGGCGTTTCCCCGAATCAGATTACTTACTACGCCAAGATGGGATACCTGAAACGGTACTACCTACTCGGCAATGACAAGCACTACCTCGTTGACCGAGAAGAAGTTCTCCAACAGCCAGCCCGAGTTCTTGCGATGTACCGCTCCGAGGAACGGCGAGAACACTTACGTCAGATTGCCAAAGCAGCACCGAGAGACGGCAAGCTCTTCATCAAGAAGACCGCCGAATAACCTACCACCGACAGCCCCGAGCACCGAAATGGTCTCGGGGTTTCGTCATTCTTAAGGTATCAAAACTTCAACGGAGTGGTTCTTTTGAACGGCCTGTCTAGAACAGATAACCGCTTTGGAAGTGAAATGTTGTTTATGAGGGGGAAAATGCCTGCCGTCGCCCTCACCACGCGCAAAAAATCGTCCCGACGAAAATAATGTACACTACGATTTGTACAACCGATTCGCAAGATAGTAACCTTACCAGCCGTGATAAACTTAGTACGAAGGCAGCTTCGTCACAGTCCTCTCCCCAGCTGACGGAGCTGTCTTCACTTATCGGCGAGCACGAACTACTAACTAATACGAAGTTGAAAGTTGCTAACCGCACATGACCGATGAATTTTTTAAGAGCGGCGAGGATGAACGCGCCGAATACGTAATTGACGAACCGCTAGACCTTAGACCGAACTTGTCTGACCTCGGTATCGAAGAAGTTGACAAAGGTGTATGTGAGGATACATTTGAGAACCGTCAAGTCTTGCGGCGAGCGCAACTGAACTGGGACCCAGTTTATTCAACTAACGGAATCCCAACGGGTCTCATCAAGGCCCGCTCGAAACAAACAACCGTTGAACGTCGCATCATGTCTCTTGCTGAGAAGAAGCCAATCATGGTTGACCCTGAGAACCGTAACTCAGACTTCCTAACGGGTCTCGACTTAATCGCAGAAGAGAAAACCGATTACCTGGTACCGCCTTGGGTTATTGGCGCTACCCGACTTTGGCTTAAGGAACAAGACGAAGGCGGCCCGCGCAGTGAAAAGCGTCAACCGCTTGCATTGCCGCACCGATGCAGACAAATCAAGGATGACGGTATCCGCTGCATGCTTTGGTCCAGTGGACGTCTGAAGGATGACGGCCTGTGCCGTATCCATCTGCGCAGCACCAAACACAAAACCTCGGACGACATCGAACGGGCCCGCGCGAAACTAGTACAGTCCGCGCCTTATGCCGTCGACGTTCTTGAAGAGTTGATGGAAACCGCTGAGTCAGAACCTGTTAAGCTCAAAGCAGCAACCGAGATTCTTGACCGTGCTGGTGTACGTGGTGGAATCGAAATTGACTCGACCGTCAACATTGACGTAAGACCAGCGGCCAGCATCATTGCAGAACGTTTGAACCGACTCGCCGTCGGAGCTTCCGAAGCTGCAGCTAAGTTGGTCGACGCAGGTGTTATGGTTGAAGCTGACAAAGAAATCATCGACGCTGAAGTTATCGAAGACAACGGCCAGGAAGAGAGCTCCCCAACAAATGATTAACATTGAGAACATCATTGATGCGGCCCGCGTTCACAGAGATAACATAACCGCGGACATCAACAACGCATCAACGCGTCTCGAGCATGTACGTCTAACCGCACTTGCCCAGGAAGCCGAGAACCTTCTGACCGAGCTTGAGAATTTTGCCTACGGACTGGTATACTCGCACTCATCAACCGCAATTGAGCAACGTAAATTCGAAGAGCTCAGCGGCCTGGAGCTCGAAGGGTAACTTCACATTAATGTTTAGAAAGACGATTGCCGCCAGGGCCGCCAGGTTTACAGCAACGGCGAGCGCTTTTGCTGGGTACCAGGCAGGCCCGCTGCTTAGGAACCAATTCGGAGAACGGGTTGGGTACAACAATCAACCTTGGGCTGGGTCCTTCATTGATGTGGTGGCCAGAGACAGCGGCCTGCATCTACCATCTTTCGCTTATACCCCGACCGCACTAGCTGAGCTCAGCAAGAACGGATTAATCCGAAGTACACCGCTGCCTGGTGATGTCGTCTTCTTCAACTTCTCATCAGAGAATGCGGGGAACCCATTTGGGATGCCGCACGTAGGAATCGTTGTTGATACACGTGAATTCAAGACGACGGGAAGATTCTTAACGGTCGAAGGAAATGTGCGGCCCGCTAATGCGAAGTACGGCCAGGATACCGACGGCGTGCACCAACGGGTACGTTACGACGGGGATGTCTTAGCATTTGCTCGAGTCGCGAAACCCATCGGCCCGCGGCCAGGACAACTTCTCACTAAGCTTATTGCGAAGCTCAGCTCAGCGGCCAGACTCGAAGCGCAAGCTTTTGAAGAAGCGGCCCGCGAACACAGGAACGTCGTAACCGCTGCGCTTAAACCAGGTTTACGTAACCGCCAGATTGAGACCGTGCAGCTTGCACTAGGTGTGACCGTTGGTCTGAAGTCTGCGACGCCAGGTATCTGGGATGCTGCAACCGTCAATGCCTGTGCCAGGTACCAACGGAGCATCGGGTACGTAGGGACCGACGCCTCAGGAATTCCAAACCGAGCCACATTGCTGCGGCTAGCATCGGACACTGGACTGTTCCAGGTAGCGGACTGACGAGTCCCCCAGACAAACTTCTCACTAACGATGTCGCGTGCGGCCCGCCGCGAAGGCCGCCAGGTCAACTTCGCATTAACGCTGATGGGAAGCTCGAGCTCGACGGCGAGCTCAGCTCGAAGCTGCAACTTCGCATTAACGGATGGAAGATTCCGCCGAACGCGCCTTCCAGGCCTAGGCGGGTTCTAGACCGACTTGACATCGACGGCGAGCGCTGCTACATTTGAAGAATGAATCTTTTTGAATGCATCGACTGCAGTGTGGTCACCACGGATATCGACGAGTACTACATGGTCCATGATGGAATTTGGATGACGGCTTGTCCCAAGAAGAGCGGCATGCTTTGCATCGGGTGCCTGGAAGCGCGGCTTGGGAGGACTCTAACCGCTGCTGATTTCACGGATGCGCCAATTAACCACGGAGTCTTTCCTCAGTCTGAACGGCTAGCGGCCCGCCTAGCTGCGCACTAACTTTGCACTAACGGCTTGCCTGGAAGACGGCGAGCGCTTCCCAGGAATCACTATTCCGAGAACCTAGTATGCTCAACCGTATGAGACACATCGAGCTACACGTAATCGAAACCGAGTCCGACGCGGCAAGCGCAGAACGGAGCGGCCTGCCAGCTGACGCCAACCTGGTAACCGCTTGCGCTGACTGCGGGGATGACGTCGGAGCACTGGTCCCCTTCGAACCGTACTGCGTTGTACTAGACGGAGTCGCTGAGTGGTACCTCTGTACGTACTGCGCTGAGCCTGTAACCGACCCTCAGCTAGACTCGGACCTGTACAGCGCTGAGCCGCTAGATGATGATGATGACTTCGTCGAGATAGACGACTAGCCGCTTTATTGAGTTGTCCCTGTAACCGAGAGTTACGCCTCAGACCTGAGCCGCCTTCCACAACTTCCGATTACTAATAAGAAGTATACACCATCTCGCGAACTTCGCAACAGTTTTCTTTGATTTCTTTCCCGCGGAAAAAACGAATACAAGCGTCAGCGGAAAAAACGAATACAGGGTGACACGCCGACTTCGGATTAGGATTTGCGTAAATGTCCTAAGTCGTGATACGCTCTCGGTATGACGGAAATCAAATACGAACTAACCAACCTTGACGACACCCAGCGTGCTATGCGTGCTAGGGGAACACACAACAACGCCTCTGGTAGTGAGGAGGTGTGGCTTGGCGAACACTTCGGCATAGATGTATGGGCTGGCATTGACATTGGCAACTACCCTGACTATGGCGATAGTGGCAAGTATCTCAAAGAGAACTACACAGAGAAACAACTCAAGACTTACAGCAACTACCTAAGCCCTTACAGCATTTCTAGGATTATCTCTGGCGAGGTAAAGGCAACTGAATACGACCTCAAATGGACGCTCGCAGATGTAAGCCTCTACTTCTATGTAATGAACACAGAGGTAGCAGAGAGTTACCTGTTTGCGACCAAGCAAGAGTTCGCATTTTGCCCAGAGGCGAACATTGTTGCTCTTGACGAGCCACAGGCGTTCGGCGTTCTAGATGTAGTCAGGAACGCTGTGCGTGGAAATGTCAGCCTGTTCGACTACGCTGTGAACAAAGCACTAGTGGAGGCGAAATCACTAGCCAGCGACATTTCCAGAAAACTCACCTAAAAATAGATTTGACAACTTCGCATTAGTCGTGCTAAGTTTGACCTTGTTGGAAACCTCCAGCAATAAACCCCCGAAAGGACGGAAACACAAATGGCAGTAGGAACTATTGTCGGCAAGGGACTTTACCTAGAGTTCGTGCCAACCACTCCCAAGAGTGGCAACCCTGTATTACAACTCCTCTTTACCCCAGAGGGCTTTGACGAGAAAGGTGCTTACACGCCTTTCTGCCTACACTCTCGCACTATCTCGGAGAACTCGCCAAGAAAACAATGGAGAGTTACCAAGTGCGGAACTGACAACAAAGAACTCCTAGCCTCTGGCGAACCTGTTGGTCAGGTCAAGGCACAGGAACTCGCTGTTCAGATGTTAGAGCGATTTGAAATGTCGGTTCAGAAAGCGATTTTCCCAAAGGGAACTGACGCAGAGTGGTCGCTACGCTCAAAGCCTATCGCTGTTGAAATCACCTCGTTCGACCTCCTAGAGGTGAACGAATACAAAACCCCAGCCCCAGCACTTCGGCGTATCCAGAAGTGTCGTGTAGCACTTGACTTCCCAGAGAAGTTAGTCTAAGGTCTAACTAAACAATCCACTAAGGACGGAAACTGAAATGACAACAACCACAGCACCAGAAACCAAGTCGCTAGACGACATTTACCCAGACCTCTCCAAGTTGGTCTATGGGGTAGCAATCCAGAGCCTAGACGCAGGTTCTATTCCCTCGGGACTAGAGAGCCTAATGCCTACTGCTGGTCGTGCTAACCTTAGAGCAAAGGGCGGAGAGAAATCAGCAAGCACCCCAAAGGCAAAGGCAGAGAAAATGGTGGACGCACTCGTAGGTGAGGAGAAATACACTCGCCCTAATGGTCGTGACTACTACGCTCGCAAGTGGGGCGAACACACCGACATTGAGGTTCTACGCAAGGCTCGTGAGGCAAAGCAGTATGTTCTGCTCTATGGCAACCCGGGCTGTGGCAAAACTGCTCTCGTTGAGGGTGCTTTCGGGGACGACCTCTACACCATTATTGGAACAGGCGACACAGAGGTAGGCGACTTCCTCGGTGGCTATGTCCAGACCCCAAGTGGCGGTTTTGAGTGGGTGGACGGAGTTCTGACCAAAGCAGTTGAGGAGGGCAAAGTCCTACTCATTGACGAGATTGGTCTGATTGACCCAAAGGTTCTCTCGCTTGTCTATGGTCTTATGGACGGACGAGATGAACTCACGATTACAGCCAACCCCGAGCGTGGCACTATCAAAGCCAAAGAGGGCTTTTATGTAATCTCGGCTACCAACCCGAACGCCCCAGGGGTTCGCTTGTCGGAGGCTCTGCTCTCTCGCCACTCAATCCACGCAGAAATGACTACTGATTGGGGTCTTGCTCGCAAGTTGGGTGTCCCTGTTTCGGCAGTTACTCTGGCACAGAACCTCGCCAAGAAACAGGTCGCAGGTGAAGTTTCGTGGTCGCCAGCGTTCCGAGAGTTGGAGGCGTTTAGGGACTTGGCTACCACCTTTGGAACTCGGTGGGCTGTCCAGAACCTCCTAGCAACTGCCCCAGAAATGGACAGGTCAGTTGTGGCGGAACTCGCTACTCGTATCTTTGGCGAGGAGTGCCGACCAGCAAAGATTTAGTTTCCGTCCGAAACTAAAAGTGGAGGGTGTCAAGAAAGTTGCGAAATGGACTTGACACCTTTCCACGACCTATGCTAAGGTCTTACTAGCAACAACAAACGAAGTCGGGAAAGGACTTTACAAATGGGACACACTTCAAGATTGGCGACACGCACTAGTGCCACGCCTCCTGCTTGGCTAAAGGTTTGCTCGCAGATTGGCGAACAGGCTAACGCTTGGGCAGACAGAGGCGACCTCGCTGTTTATGGTGGAGAGGACGCAGGTATGGGTCAAGCCCTCGCTTGCTTTATCCACGACACAGCAGAAATCGAAATCAACCTACCTATCGCTTTCGGCAAAGCCACCACTCCAGAAATGGTTGGCGACCTACGCCTACGCAAAAATCAGTATGAGTTCCCAGAGGCGACAGGCGTAATCCTCCACGAGGCATTTCACGCTCGCTACTCTGGCTGGGACTACCCTCGCCTAGAGAGCCTAGACCCAAAGGTGTCTGACGCTTTTATGCTCTTGGAGGAGGCTCGCATTGAGGGGCTGGCTGTTTACCACTACCCACAGAACGCTCTGTTCCTACGAGCCTCGGCTATGGGACTTTCGTTCGCAGAGGCAGAGGAGAGTATGGAGGGCAAATCCACCACTAGTGCTTTCGCTCACCTTTCGGCTCTGACCCTCGCACGAGTGGACGCTGGCGTTCTGGACGAGTTTGATGTTGCGAACTTGGAACGACTTATCCTGACCAAGATTAGCGAGGCTACTCTGGACACGCTACGAGAAATCTGGCGTGAGTTCCAGACCCTAAATGTTTCCCAGATTGCTCGGGGTATCGAACTTGCCGAGGCTTGGGTCAAGGCTGTTGCGGAACAGGCAGAGGCTAATGGCGAACCTGCCGAGCCAACAGAGGCAGAGAAAGAGGCTATGGCAGAGGCTATGGCACAGGCTCTCTCCGAGATTATGGACGCTCTGGGTGAGGCTATGGGAGATGTTGCCAGCGACAACGCTGACGCTCTCGCTGACCAAGAGCAGGACGAGAAACGCAAAGAGGAGGCAAAGGAACGAGCCTCTGCGAGCAAGGAGAAAGCCAAGCGTGAGGCAGAGGCAGAAAAGGTTTTCGCCTCGCCTAGTTCTGGTTCGCCTAGTGGCTCTGGCTCTCGTTCACGCCTACACCAAACTCGCCAGCCAAAAGGCGGAGAGCGAGCAGGGGCGGTCAAGTTGGCACAGATGTTAGAGAAAGCCAAGTATGTCGAACGCTCGGTTACAGAGGTGGACAGCGTAATCCCACAGGGTCGCCTCCGTCCTCGTGCTTTGGTTCAGAAAAAGGCGTTGGAGAGCAAGGGCGTTCGCTCTGACCTCCCGACTTGGAGAGCAACCAAGCGTAAGCACACAGACGACCCAGAACTTTCGATTGGCGTTATGGTGGACATTTCTGGTTCTATGGGTTCGGCTATGGAGAGTATGGCGAGTATCGCTTGGATTTTGTCCGAGGCAGGTCGCAGGGTTCAGGCTAGAACTGCTATGGTCTATTTCGGCTCGGGCGTATTCCCTACGCTCAAGGTCGGACAGCACCTCCCCGAAGTCAAGGTGTTCACAGCACCAGACGGAACAGAGGAGTTTGAAACAGGCTACAAAGCACTTGACGGAGTTCTCGGGCTGACCTACCGCTCGGGCGTGAAGTTGCTCGTAATCGTTTCGGACGGACACTACCGCCACGACCAGACCGAGGCTCTGGACAAGGCACTCGCCGAGTGCGAGCGTTCAGGCGTGGGCGTTCTATGGATTACTCCGAAAGAGTGCTACTCGGGGATTGAGCGACAACTCGCCAGCACCCACGCAGAACACCTAACCGCCACCGACACCGACACGATTGCTATGGCTATCGGGAACTCGGTGAGCAAGGCACTCGCTAGGATTGGAGGGAGGGTGTAAGCCTCCCCCACAAGAACCCGATAGGGATTGAGCAACCGAGGAGTTTCCGTCCCCTTTCACCTCACCTGCTCTCCCTGTCGGTCAGAGAACCCCCGAGATTTCCTTCCCATTTCTCTCGGGGGTTTTCGCTTACCCCCGAGCCTGTATTCGTTTTTTCCTGAAGGCGGCAAGCAACTTCTCATTAGTGTTGGAAAGTTTTACTGAAGGGGGTTGTTGACAACTTCGCACTAGTGGTGTAAGGTCTAGGTAAGGACGAAACGAAAGGACGGCAAGCGTGATTGACACAATGCCATTCCCATACCTCAACGAGTATGACCTAAACATCTGGATAGATGATGACGGATACTTACGAGCTAGTGCTTACCAACTCTGCCTTGATAAATCTATTGGGGTGGACGAACACGGAGAGCCTACCTACCAGCCTACGAACTACGGCTGTTCTGACGCATTTACTTTGGTCTGTATCCACGAACACGAATACATTGGGATTGACAGGGACGAACTATACGCTCGCCTTGATGATGAGTGGGACACTATTACAGGGTTCTTGTCTGACCCTCGTGAGTGGAAGTCAGACTTCCCCGAGTTCTACGAGTTGGTCTGTGACGCAATCAAAGAGGAACTTATGGACGAGTTCGGAAACCTGAAGTATTACGAGGCTTGCCAACACGCCTAAAAATGAACTTGACAACTTCTCACTAATCGTGGTAAGGTCTAAGTATCTCCTAGAAAGGGAAATGAAATGGACGACAAAGAACTAGCCCTCTCGGCAATCGTGCTGTTGGGCGTTACCATTGAGAGCCACACAGACATAGGGCTATCTACGCCTCTGTTCTATGACGCTCTTACTGGGGCAATCGAACTAGCACAGCACCTCGGCATTGAGGAACTGACCACACGCCTACAATCTCTACAAATCGAAGTTGGCGAGATGAACCTAACTCTCGCCGAGAAAGCAAAGAAACTCGCCAGCGACTTTGGCGACCTACACGAAGTATTGGAACAACTAGGTTCGGAGGAGAACTAATGCCAAACTGGGTTTACAACTATGTATCTATCTCTGGTAAGACAGAGGACTTGATTGCTTTTGCTAGGAAAGCAGAACAGCAACACGAAACTCAATGGCTCTCGGAGGAGTGGGTTCGCAACGAGGACGGAACTAACACTCGTATCCCCGAGGAGGAACGCAAGGTAGAGATAGAACTATCTGGCAAGAGCGACCTATCATTCTGGAACTTCATACGACCAACTGACGAGGAACTGCCTTACTACTTTGGGCACTTGGTCAAGGAGGAGGACAAGCCTGACCCTGACGCAACTTTGGACGAGCGTATGGCTAAGGCTATGTTGTTCTCTGGGTCTGGTTGGTATGACTGGAACATACGCAACTGGGGTTGTAAGTGGGACGCTAGTGACGCAGAGTTGAGCACCGACCTTGCTGAACTAGACGGACACATAAACAACACCCTCTCCTATCGGTTCTCTACGGCGTGGTCTGTTCCTCAACCTATCTTTGAGGCTATGGTCAAGCAACACCCCGAGTTGGACTTCGACTTTGAGAGCGAGGAGGAACAGGGCTGGGGCGTGAAGTTTACTTCGTCTGACGGCGAGGAGGACGGCGAGGAACGCTCGCTAATCGAAACCGAGAGTTGGGACATACCAGCAAGCCACGCCGACTATGTGGCGAGGGACAACATTGACGGCTGTGTTTGTAACTGGGGAGATGAGGAGGACGATTGGTTTGAGGATTGCCCTCGCCCTGAAAAGGACTTCTATGTGGTCATTACCAAGACCTACCGAGTAACCACTCACTCTGCCGAGAACGCTTGGGAACTCGCACAGGACAACGACCCTGACGAGCAAATGGAACTCCTAGACGAAACTCAAATCTGGGTCAAGGGCGAGAACGGCGAGCGTCTGTATCCGACACTCGGGGACGGCGAGCCAACCGAGAAACTCTGTAACCACAGGTTCGTCCCTCGCTATGTCGCTGACGAGAACGGAGAGGGTTCTGTGTATTCAGGCGTGCTTGCTTGTGTGTTCTGTAACGAGGAACGAGCGAGCGAAACGGACGAGATTGTGACGGAGGTGAACAAATGAGCAACCGAGTAATCAAGGTAGGTGTCACCTTTGAGTTCTACCCTGACGGAGAACACTCTGACCTGTTTGACGAGGAGGACACGCTGGACGAGATAATCGCCTACGCAAAGTCAATGACCTCCGAGGACATAGACCGCCTCGTGAAATACAACGAGGTCTGGGACGCACTCCAAGTGGAAGTCCTGACCGAGGAATAGACCAACCCCCAGTAGAGGGTGACACCTGAGCAAGTGTTCTAAACTGCTCACCCAAACTTTAGCCACCTCTGTATTCGTTTTTTCCCCACGAAAAACTCGTTGGAAAATGGATTTGACATTAGAGAGCAGATGTGGTTCAATAGTTCTTGTCAGGTTCAGATAGCCTGATGAAACGCAAAGCCCAATGATACACGAGTAGAAAGTAAATCAAATGGCAACTGCTATCAAGACAGCTGGACAGACAGCACAGGCAACACAGGCAGAGGCAGAGGTTCGTATCTCTCCCAAAGCCCAGAAAGCGGTAAAGGCTCTCGCCTCTGCTCACGAGCAGGAGAAAGTCATTGACGCAATCATCAAGGAAAGTCGTGAGGCTATCCTCGCTGAACTCGGCAACGACACCAGCAAGTTTGGTGTGGACGCACGAGGCAAGCGTCTAGTCAAGGTTCAGGTCGTAATGCCCAAAGACCCTACTCGCTACGACACAGCAGAGTTGGTCAAGTTCCTTGCCAAGACCCAGCCAGAAATCTTGGCTATGTTCAAGGCAGAGGACGCTAAGGCGACCACACGAGTTCTGACCCTCAACTAGGGTCAGACCCGAGGGGCGACAGAGAAACCCCCCTTTCGCTCTGTCGCCTCTCCCCAAAGCAAACGCTCTCTGGATAGATACTGCTACCTCTATCCAGAGGGCGTTTCTTTTCACTCGGGCTGTATTCGTTTTTTCCCACGCCGAGTGTGCGAACGCCACGACTTTTGATTAGTGATTGGTTGTTGCGAAATGTCTTAGGGTCTGGTAAGGTTTAGGTATGGCAAAAGACAACTTGGCTCACTACTGCGAAATCTGTGGCTACACGCTACCAGAGGACGCTATTGAACCCTGCCCTTGTGTGAACAGACAGGACAGCGCGTTCTACACAGACGAGGCTGGACACGAGGTAGTTTGGTCTAGGTATGGCGAAGTTGCTTACCAAGTTATTCGTAATGGGGAAATGAAAATCCACTACACAGACCCCGAGGGAAAAGAACACACGATTAGATACACAGGCGACCTAGACGACTTGGGTATTGACACAGACGAGAAACTCTACGAGATGAACACGCTTGACGAGGAGAAATGGTCTTGGGTTCATAACTCTTGGTTTGAGGTATGGGACGCACAGGACGGGACTTTTGAGTTGGACGAATACTACTCTGAACCTATTGACACACTTGACGAGGCTGTGGCTTATGCCTTAGAGTTACACGAGCAATACATCAAAGAGAGGACAAAGTAAATGCTTTACAGACACGCACTAGGAGAAGTTCTCCGAGAGGAACGCCACGCACAGGGTAAGACCCTACGCACGATTTCAGGCACAGGGCGTATCGCTCTGGGATACCTCTCCGAGATTGAGAGAGGCGACAAGGAGATTTCATCTGAAATCCTCGCTGGGGTTGCTGACGCTCTGGGACTACAAACCTCCGACATCATCATCAGGGCAGGTCTGCGTATGGCTGGGCTATTAGTTCCCGACACGGCAGAAACGCTACTTGACGAATACGCCGACCTTGTGGTAAGGTCTTAGTAAGACATTCGGGAAGGAATGGAAATGGAACAGACAACCTGCTACAAGTGCGACACCGAGATACAAGCACCAGAGAACGCGGTTCACCCGCTTTGCTCTGATTGCGACACCGCCTTTGACGATTGGTTCGCATTGGCTTTGGAGGGTAAGGCGTGAGCAAACAGGTTTACTTTGTAGTCGCTGTGGATTTGGAAACAGGCGAGGTTGAGTTTGATAACGACACCGCTGACGCTCGCTTCCCTGACGGACTACTCTGGGACGGCGAGGCTTGGCGAGCAGAAACCGAGGACGAGTTCCAAGAGGCTTACGCTAAGGTCAGACCGATACTTGATAACTAAATAGACTTGCCTAGCACGGAAAACCCCGACGGTCGCCGAGGTGTTGGTGTGGGTATTCGGATACTAGTAAAGACGGATACCTGCTGACCAACTGCCTTTTATGCTAGGGAAACCGACCGAGTATGTCGCTAAACTATGAAACGCTACACCAACGGCAATCCAGAAGTAATGGCGGAGTAACTCTCCGTATGAAAATGCGACCGAGGTTGTAGCGTTTCTCCTTTCTGGGGCGTGTATTCGTTTTTTCCCAGAAGAAAAATCTGAACCTGTCTAACTTCGCATTAGTGTTTTGATGTTGCGAAAATGTCCTAGCCTGTGGTAAGGTTGATTTGTTGTCGGAAAGGCTGGCAACAGAAAGGGATAGTCCAATGGGGCTAGACATGTATTTAGAGGCTCGGAAGTATGTTTCGGGTTACGCACACAGACCTCTTGACGACCAGAACGAGTATGAGGAAACTCTGGCTCTAATGGGTCTGACTAAGGCTGACTTCTCATCAGAGGCAAGCCCGTTTGGAAGTATCAGTTTGGGTGTCGCTTATTGGCGTAAGGCTAATCAGATACACGCTTGGTTCATCAACAACCACGCACCAGAGGGCGTGGACGATTGCCGACCTTTCTTTGTGGGTGGCAAGGACGAACTACTTGTCCTACGAAACTTGTGTCAGGAAGTCTTAGACGACCACGACAAGGCAGAGGAACTTCTACCTGTGGGCGAGGGCTTTTTCTTTGGGTCATACGAGTATGACGAGTATTACTTCTCTGACCTCACCAACACGATTGAGCAGTTAGACCTACTCATCAAGAACCCGAAGTTTGATAACTTTGATTTTGTTTATCACGCAAGTTGGTAAACCCCTAAACTGAAAGACCCCTAGCGCACACTAGGGGTTTTTCTTTTGGCTGGGTATGTATTCGTTTTTTCCCGCAGCTCAAAAACGCGGGTTCAACTTCGCATTAGTATTTGCTTTTTGAATACAGGCGTGGTAGAGTGTAGGTATCAACAGGACGAAGCCAAGTAGTCCGAAAGGGAACAATGTTCACAGAAACCATTACCGTTACAGGTTTGATTGCTACTACGCCACGACACCTAGTTACGCAGGACGGCTTGCCGATTACCTCGTTCCGTCTAGCGTCAAGCAAGCGAACTTTCGACCGAGCCTCTATGGAGTGGAAAGACGGAGATACCAATTGGTTCACCATCACTTCCTTCAAGAAACTCGCTATCAACGCCGCCAACAGCCTAAGCAAAGGCGAGCGCATTGTTGTAACAGGAACGCTTAGAGTGCGTGATTGGGACAACGGCGAGCGTTCTGGAACTTCCGTAGAAATCGAAGCCGACAGTATCGGACACGACTTATCGTGGGGAACCGCCACCTTTACACGAACCGTTCTCGTTCAGGACGCCGACTAGACGGCGAGCCTAACGGCGTGGGTAGGTGAGCCTAACGGCTCGCCTACCTGCGCTCAACGGCAAGCCTGACGGCTTGCCTATGACCGACCATTGGCAAGCGTAACCGCTTGACAACAGGCAAGCCTAAGTGGTAGGCTTGCCCTAACCGCTACAACCGACAAGGACAGAAATGACGACCGCTGAACTAACCGCTCTCGTGGAGAGCAAGACCGACAAGAGCAAGCAAGTAATCGCCCTCTACAACAAGGACGACCGCCTAGTAGGTGTCGTGAACGGATGGAGAGTTGCTGACGGAGTGATGGAGATGGACGCTACTATCAAGCGAGCCGTCTTGACCGCCGAACTATCGCCAGCCGAACTCTATGAGATTGACGACCAGATTGCCCGACTTCGGGATTTGAGAGGAACTCTCTAAAAGCCTAGACCCGACCCCCGACATTTTGTTCGGGGGTTTTGGTTTTTCGGGAGTGTGTATTCGTTTTTTCCGTAGCCCGAAACTTTTTTGGTTTTGGTTCTTGACTTGTCTGTGGGTGCTGGTATTATGGGAAGTGTTGGAAACTCCAACGAGAAAGGGCAGTAATGAAGTTTATGTTTCGTAGATTGCTACTAGGCGTAGTAATCGTTCCACTTATCGCTGTTGTCTATTTTGTGTTCTACGCTTTGTTAGTTGGTGGCGGTGCTGAACCAACAGCAACGCCTATCGAAGTTTGGAACAATGGACTTATGTTCGGCGTAGGGGTAACCCTAGTGTTCGCAGTATCGGCGGTGTTTGAGTAATGGCGTGGAAGTATGTAACTTTTCTAATCGCTTGCTACACGATTATTCTTTCTACGCTCTCCACGCTTAGGCAGTTTGAGAGTGGCGAACTAGATAAAACGAGTTTGCTTTTTATGTGGCTACTCTCTCTTGCGTGGCTATTTGTTTCGCTAGTGCTACAAGTCGCAGACTTGCCACGAAAGCGAAAAAGACGCAGACGCTAACACGAATACGCTCGCAGAAATGCGAGCGTATTTTTTTTTGTCTAGGTGTGTATTCGTTTTTTCCCGAAGGCACGCCACAACAACACACGACTAATCCAATGTCGCAAAATGTCGTAGGGGTGCGATAAAATCTAAGTGTTGGTGAAATCGAAGTAATCAACAAGGAGAACGATACAGATGCTTCAAGACGAAGTAATCGCACTACGCAACACGCTCAAAGCCTACAAGCGAGTAATCGCTGACCTAGAAAGTCAGGCAGACACCTACGAGCCAAACGCTCTGGATGAAACTCTGTCCAAACTCAACTATCGAGTTTGGGAGATTGAGAACATCTGGGGAGATGAGTTGGCGAAACTAGAAGCGTCTATGAAACGCCACCCTAGTCACCCTGACTTTATGGGGTTCATCTAGAAACACAGCAAGGGGAACACGCTCGCAGAAATGCGGGCGTTTTCTTTTTACCCGAACACGAGTGGTGTATTCGTTTTTTCCGCCACACGAAACACGCTGGCAAATGGATTTGCGTTCAGGGCGGAACTATGCAATAATGGACTTGTTGCCGAAAGGGTCGGCACGAAAGGGAACTATGAAAGAACTACCAATCTGCCCGAAGTGTTCGGGCTTTATTCCAAACAACGAAACCCCTGGGGCTTACTCTGGGGCTATCTCACGAGTAGATAACAAGACTGAGATTTGCTCATCTTGCGGCACACAGGAAGCCCTAGACGCTTTCTTCGGCGAGCGAAACGAAGTAGAGCAAGCAGAAGACGAACTCTGGAACGCAATCTTGAACTTCGCTAACAACACCGACACAACGCAATCCAGCGCACTTGCCGAAGATGTAAGCACGGCAATCATCAACCTAAAAAATGTTGTTCACCTAAGCAGAAAGGCAGGTGTCTAATGGGAAACAGGTCTTCCATTGTTGTTGAGAGCGAGCGTTTCAAAGCGCCGATTACTCTCTATGGTCACTGGTCAGGCGCGGAAAACTTGGCGAGCGTGGCGAGCGTATTAGAGCGCACGGGCAGGGTAGGCGACCCGTCTTATCTCACGGCGCAACTCTTCTACGAGTTTGCCGTAGTGCGTGGCAAGTATGACGGCGAGTTGTCTTTCGGGATTGACGCTTTCGGCGGAACGCCAGACGAAGTAGATAAATGGATGGATGTGCCGACCATTGTAGTCAATGCCGATAACGGCACTTGGCGTTGGGCGATACCGCCAGAGCCAGCGGAAGAAGTCGTATTCGGGTAACCCCCTTTCCCCGAATACGAGTGGCGTGAGTTATCCGCCAAAACAGAACGGCAACCTTATCCCCTTTCGGTTGCCGTTTTGTTTTACCCTGTGGCGTATTCGTTTTTTCCTTACGCCGACAGATAACTTCTCATTAGTGTTGCGAAGTTGCGTAATGACGGCTCGCTATGGTAAACTCTTGGTATGGCGAAAGGCTCGCCAGAAAGGGACACAGATGAAACTAGAAACAAGCATTTCGACAGGTTGTAACGGTTGCGAGTATTATGACGAGGACACCGATACTTACACCGAGGCGGACAGTTGCCAAGGGTATTGCTACGAAGATGCCGTTGAAGACTACACCGAGAACCTGTTGAAACCTTGGCTAGAAGCCAAGGCGATTATGGCGGATAGTCCTGTTCGTATCCACGGCTCGGGTATGACTTGGCTACGCCGTTCAGGACACGCCGACACTTCGGCTCGCGCTATCTTGGACACACTTGCTATCAACGGTGACTTCACCATAAAAGCCGTCTATGAAGACGGCGAGTTGTCGTTCGTTCGCTACTCTCACGATGAACCGACAGGAGCGAGTTTCACCGTTGAGCCTATCTCGCTTGACGGAGAAACGGAGTGGGTGTGATGACCGAACCAATGACCCTGACGGATGAGCAACTAGACGAGTTGATAGTGAGCCTATCGAACCGACTAGGGTTAGTGTTGGACACCGAACCTATCGAAGCGTTCTAACCGAGAAACCCGACAACGAAAGTTGTCGGGTATTCTCTTGCTCGGCAAGCGTATTCGTTTTTTCCGCTACAACACCACACAAAAATAAAATACTAAATGGATTTGACTTACACGACCATAGCCACTAAGATAGACTATGTAGCCAGAAAGTCTGGTTACAGAAAGGGGTTCTCCATTATGGAAAACCAAACTCTAAATGGTGTCGAACTCGCTACACTAGGCGACCTAGCCACCATGCTCGACATGAAGTATGTAACTGTTGTTGCTTGGCGTAATCGTTACAGCGACTTTCCAGCACCACTAATCACGCTCAACGCTGGCGGAGAGCGACCACGACCTTTGTTTGACGCTAACGCAGTAAAGGCGTGGGCAGACGGGAAAGAAGTCCGAACTCGTGGCTACGCTGGCAAACTTGGAGCTAAGGTTCTGAACCTAGAAGCCACCAATCCAGAAGCGTTCGCTACGATTATGGAACTACTCAACGAGAAGTAGCCACACGAAAGAAGTCCCCCGAGCAATCGGGGGATTTTCTTTTTTCACGGGGGTTGGCGAGTGTATTCGTTTTTTCCAGCACGACACGACTTTCTAAAATGGATTAGGTTTTTTGAAGTAATCGTGATAGACTTTAGGGGTAGCAGAGAAGTCCTAGGTTTCTCTAACTACTAGCGGGGAGTCGGCGAAGCAGACCTAGCGACATTACGGCGAATCAGTATCCGAGGCCCTTGCGGAGTAGGGCAGAGCAGACATCTAGAAGGTCGGGTTGAACAGCGAGCCAGAACAGCGAGGAAGCACCAGCCGAGAGTGCGGGGTTACAACAGCCCGTAGGCATACGGGTTGGGTTGGCTGAGAGTCGCTCTCTCGGTGCGGGTTCGAATCCCGCTGACCTGCGAAAGTCCCCCGACTTTTTTTGCTCATACTTTCTTTGGCGGGGGACTTTCCAATTTTTCCGACACGACAGCGTGTATTCGTTTTTTCCGCTGGACTATCTCCGTTATCAAAATGTTACCTAATAACACGCCTAGGATTTGCTAAATGTCTATCGCATAGGGTAAGATTACTAATGTAATCGAAGTTCAAAAGCGGAAGTCCCGCCAGAGAGATTACCTAGACCTCACGAAAGGGGTTGGTAGTATGGCTAAGTCAGCCACTACCCCAGCCGTAGCAACCGCTACCGCTGTCGTTACCGAGAACACTCGCAAGGTGTCCAAGGTTCTAGTTGCCAAGGTGGCCGAAATGGCACACCTACGCACCGAGATTGCCCGCTTGGAAAAGTTGGCTAAGTCGTTGCGTGCCGAAGTGCTTGACGAAGTCGGCACTGACCCTGTTGTGCTAATCCACAACAACATCAAGGTTGCGAAGTTGTCGGTCGTAATCACCGAGCGTGCTGACCTTGACGCTCTACGCAAGGCGTTCCCTGACGCTTGGAGTGCCGTCAAATACGACAGCCCTAGCGTCAAGGTGTCGCTAATCCACGAAGTCTAGGCGACAGCCACCGAGCCAGCCAGCCCGAAAGGGTTGGCTGGTTTTGGCGTTCCCGATACGGCAGGTCGGGGAGTGTATTCGTTTTTTCCGCAGGGACACGACACTAAAAGAAATAACTTGCGTTGTCGGTGGATAGGAGTATAATGGAGTATGTAGTCAGGAAGCCAAGGTGGTTGAGGATTACACGAAAGGGCAATCAAGATGCTTGATTGGAACGCAGTAGAAGACGCAGTAGAGAACGCAAGGGGCATTGCGTTTGAGAACTGCCACAAGATTTATGTTCTTATGGACACTTACCAAGTTGCCCTAATGCGTGAATACGAATACGAGTTTGTAATCACCGACCAAGAGCAGACACCGAGCGAAATGCTCGCCACGCTAAAAGAGTGGTTTGAGCAGTCTTGCCCGCTACGCTTCATTGAAGCAGTAGCCACTAACCACGAAGACCCGAACGCTGGCTTTACCACGCTGATTGGTCAGTTTGAGCAAGACGATTGCGAAGACTGTGGTGAGCGCGGTTGCGCTGGGGTTTGCGCTGATGACGACTACGAAGACGAAGACGAAGACGAGTAGCCCTAATCACGAAACGCCCGCTGGAAAATCGGCGGGCGTTTTCTTTTGCGCTGGCGAACACGGAAGCCCGCGGAAAAAACGAATACTCCTGGCGCGACACGGGGGCCAATGGATTTGACTTCCGCTCGAAAATGCTGTAAAGTCTATCTTGTAATCAACAACGATTACCTAAGCAAAGGGAAGCACCGAGATTATGAACCTACTACAAGCCAGACTTCTAGTTCACAGTCTAGAAATGGAAATCAAGTTCGAAGGCAAGTTCCAGATGACCCGAGAGCCAGCAATGCGGGCACTTGGTCGCCTATGTGGCTTTGACGCATACGCCACCTTCGGCAAGGGCGTAAAGGGTCGCCAGAAGGCTCTGGATTGGTTGAACGAAACCATTACCGAGAACGAAAAGATTTACGGCTTAGAGCCAGGCGAAACCTTCGCCTAAGCCAACACGATAGCCCCCGCAGAAATGCGGGGGTTATTTTGTTGCCGAAAAATTTTTTAGGGGTGTATTCGTTTTTTCCGCTGAAAAAGCTGATACGGCGTGGCACTGGCAAAATGTCGGGGGTATAGAGTATTATTTAGTTATGGCAAACAACTACTCAAAACTGATGAAGTCAGTTATCGCTCTGGCTATCCAACATGGTTGGACAGTCAGCATGACGAACAAGGGGCACTACAAGTTCGTATCACCAGACAAGACGCAACCCGTCATACACCTAAGCGGAACGCCTAGCGACCACATGACCTACATGTGTAGCATGGCGCAACTACGCAGACACGGGCTACCCGTTCCCAAGAAGTAATCAAGGGGAACGCCGATACTGAAAAGTGTCGGCGTTCTTTTTTGCTCGGCGTAGATGTATTCGTTTTTTCCGCTGTAAAAAGTTTTTCGTGTTTCGATTTGCTTTTGTCTATGGTGTATGCTACGATGTATGTATCAGCACTTCAGCTGATACTTTGATAACTACATAGAGAAAAGGGGTTGAGTCTTATGACTGAACAACAAACTTATCTTCCACGACCATACGAAGTGGGGGACGGCGACTTCGTAGATGTAGTCTGCGAGGACTGTGCTGTAAAGTTTGCCGAGGAGCGAGGACTGGTCTGGCGTGGCAACACTTCTCACCACTCGTTCACCGAGGACTCCGAGGAAAAGGGTTCATACGCTTCGTGCATTGAATCATACGCCCTTGGGGACGCTGACGCTCCCTACTCGTGTTGTGGGGTCTACCTAGACACGAACCTAACCCGAGACGGTTTTGACTACTTGGAGGAACACGACTTCCCCGAGTGGGTCAAGGAACTTTACGGGGCAACCAAGTAGCGTGAAGAACCTACACCCTTCGGGGTGTGGGTTCTTTTTTTTTGCGGGGAAGTATGTATTCGTTTTTTCCGCAGAATAAAATAAATACGAAATAGATTTGACTTTGTGTTGGGGCTATGCTACGCTGTATGTATCAGCGATTTCCACTCGGGAAATACTGAATAGTGCCTAAGGGGGCAACTATGAGCTCACCAGCTCACACCAGCGGTTCAACCGCCGTTCCGTTCACAGAGCGTCAAATGAACGCTATCCACTCAGCGTTGCTAAGTGAAGTCTTCAACTTGCGTGGACTTCTTGAAGCATCCACCGACTCGCTCGTTGCAAACTACTTGCACTGCGAACTTGCGGAAGCAGTCCAGACTGAAGCGGACTTCCGTAACTTCTGGCGTAACGCAATCACCGCTGACGCACTAGGGGGTGAGTAGTTTGACTGCGTTCATTTACAGACTGCGTGACCCGAAGTTCGCACCGTTCATCACCGCCCGTATCTTGGGGGAGTATCACTACCCCTATAAGGGCTTGACCTACTTCGAAATCGAAATCACGGATAGCCGTAAGCCAGTCGGTCTCCAGACTTCAATCACGCCTATTTGGGGCGGTAAGCACTTCCGTGAAGTTTTCGAGATTGACGGACTAGCCTAACCCGCTATCACCAAAAGCACCCCCGCCAAAGTGCGGGGGTTCTTTTTTGCCCCCGTCAGCGACCCGCTGGCGGGTTTTCAGCGTCTAGGTGGAGTGATTACCCGTCTAGACACTTCGACCCGTCTACGGGGCGCTGGTGGCGTTCTAGGGCATTGACCTACAAAACACGGGGGGGTAGATGACGCTTTTCGGGGGTGCGAGCTGGTGTATTCGTTTTTTCCCGCAACTAGACACGATTGCCCTAGGATTTTGTATTTTCGAATAATCGTGCTAAGATGTAGGTATCAAGTAAAACGCTTGATACTGCTGGTCATCCATCAGGTAAGAACGGGATAGGGATAGATGGCTTCTCCCCGACACCTAGCAGTTCCATCAAAGTAAAGGGCAACTATGAGTTCGATTCAACTAGTCCCCGCATACGGGCGGGACTACAAAAGTCAGCGTGAAGTTCAAGAAGCGTGGGACGCTAATAAGGACTTTTGGACTGCCGACATCATCAATGGCTATGGTGCGGCAACCAATAAGCAGGACTGCGACTCAATGGGTCTGCGTGTGGTTATTCGCTACGCACGCGGTATGAAACTCTACGCAGTCAAGTAAAAGCCACGGGGATAGGTGTTTCCAATCACGCCTATCCCCGTTTTACTTTTGCCGCAGGGTGTATTCGTTTTTTCCTCTGGCGGGAACACGATTGCGGGGTGATTTGATTTTGTCGGTGGTATCGTGTAAACTTGCCTTATCAAGTTGAAAGGGGTAGCCAAATGGCAACCATCGAAACATACTCACCAGACCACCGACCACAGCGTAAGCAGGAGTTCCTGTTGCTTACCGAGTTCGAACCTAAGATGGCGTTCGAAACTCACGAACTACTTGCGGGCGCGATTATCGCCAACCCTGCGGGATTTGGCATTGACGGACTAGTGCTACGCGTAGAGGACTACTTCGGTAGCGTCAGCGCGGTCTATGTTCCAGAGGACTGCGAGCGCGAGCACTGCGAATGCTCTTGGGCGCTGTATGAGTCAAAACGCCGTAGTATCGCTCGCTCACTCGCCGAAGGCGCTTCGTCTGTGACTTGGGTAGGCGGTCAAATCTACACGGAACCACTTCCCGAACTTGCGGTTGAGGATGTAGAGCGCGACCCCGAACACTGCGAACAGAGCGCCGAGTTTGAAACCGAGTGGGTGGAAATCTACACGCCGACCCGATAGCGACTAGCGCGAGACCCCTGCCGATTTCGGCGGGGGTTTTGCTCTATCCCCGCGCCCGCCGAGTGTATTCGTTTTTTCCGTGCGACACGCTGGACACGGGGGCGATTAGGTTATTTGCTGGTTATGGTGTATACTAGAATCACAACAGGGCGAAAACGAAGTAGCCCAAAGGGGCATTATGAACATCTACGAAATAATCGAATCCTACGGCTTTCCTATGTTCGGTAACGAGGAACTAGGCACGCTAATCACTTGGAACGGCTCTAACACTTTCCTATGGTGGAACAGGGACTACTCGGTAGGCAACTGGACTAACTCGGACATTCGCACGAACTACGACCCTATGACGCTTCAGCAAGCAGAGGCAGAGGCTAAACGCTGGTTCGCTCAGGAAGTCGAAGCACTAGACGAAGCCCTAGACGCTTAGTTAGAAGTCGAAGCAAGCCCCCGCAGAAATGCGGGGGTTTTGTTTTGCTCGGCGTGCTGGTAGGTGTATTCGTTTTTTCCCGAGACAGACACGGCGGGTGTGGGCGACTTGACTTTACTTCCTGGTCGTGGTAGACTTTCCTTGAAGGAAAGGAGGACACAATGCTTTCATACGAGTTCACTGGAACTTACACCCTCATTCTCGAGGCGGAGTCTGCTGAGGCTGCTCAGCAGGAGGCGGAGGACATCCTGGGCAATACCGTCTGGGACTACACCATCGAGGAGGCGTAAGCCACCAGCAGGAAGCCCCTGCCCCGAAAGGGGTGGGGGTTTTCTACTACCTGGTAGTAAAACCAGCGTATTCGTTTTTTCCTGCGCGAGCGACACAATGCGGAATGGATTTGACTTTGAAAATAAAACCTGGTAGACTCTACCTTGTAATCAAAAGATTACATCAGGGCAACACCAAACAAAGGGGAGCAAGATGATTGTTCGGGTTCGTAAACTAAAGGGCGAAGGCCACCACGATTTCTATGACTGCGTTGAGTGCGGTCGCCGTTGGAAGTCAAGCGACAAAAAGATTGGACACACCCAGGTCGCGTGCGCACGATACAGGAAGCGCGTATACGGCTGGTAGCCAACCTGGCGAGAACCTGGAAGCAGAGCGCTTCCAGGTTTTCTTTTTGCCTAATGCGAAGTTGTGCGCCAGGTGCGTATTCGTTTTTTCCGTAGGGTGGACACGATACTAAATGGATTTGACTTGGGGGATAATCTATGGGAGAATAGAGGGGTAGTCAGGAGAGCAAGGGGCTTGAGGGCTACGAAAGGGAGTGGTCAGAAATGACTAACGCAGTATTCGTTCTCACCGCCACCTCGCAGGGCGAGCGTGGACAGGCAGGACACAAGAAGGTCTACGAGATTATCGTAGAAGGCAACTGGGTAACTCTACGCTGGGGCAAGGCGGAAGAGATGACCCGACAGACGCAACGCAAGTGGTTCACGAACTCAAACCTCGCCCTCAACTTCGCACGAGAGAAGAAGTGGGCGAAGGTCGATAAGGGTTATGTAGTGGCTTACCAAGCACTCTAACCCCCGAAAGCCCAGCGGGGTTATTGCCCCCCTTTCGCCCCGCTGATGAGAAGCCCGCCAGTTCCCCCTACTGGCGGGTTTCGCTTTTCTCTGGACACTCAGGGCGTATTCGTTTTTTCCCTAGCGACACGCTTGGTCGTGGCGTGATTTGACTTGGCTTTGAAAATCCTGTAAGATTACTAATGTAATCAGGAAGCCAAGGGGGCGGAGGGTTACGGAAAGGGTAGGGGTTCCAATGGGACTTCTAATCAGCATTTACCGCAGTGACTACGACAGCACGATGAACGTTTTCCACGGAAAGCGTCAGTTGGTTCTGGTCAATGTTTCAGGACCGTTTGAGCCTTCGGAAGACGCACCAGCAGCCAAGTTGGTTCAGGGCTACCGCAACACTGCGATTATCGTTCCAGCAGACGAATACGCAGACGGCGTTCAGATGAGCGGTGGAACTTTCGGTTCGACCAGCGACAGCCGTTTCAGTGAAGCCGTCAAGGCTCTCACGGGGTCTTCACACTTCGCCGTGGCAATCCACGACCGCCGTGAAACTTGGGAAGAATACGAGCGGTTCAGCATCTAGCAACCAGCAAGACGCTCACCCGAAAGGGTGGGCGTTTTTGCGTTTCTGGGGTGGCGTGCGTGTGTCCCGAAAAAACGAATACGCACGCACACGGGAGTAGCTTGGGGAGTGCGAGTGTGGCGATTTGACTTTTCTCCGTTTGGGGTGTAGGCTATTCACATAGCCAGAAGGTCTGGTTCGAAAGGGGTCTTGGATGTCCAAGCCAGCAAGCGAAAAGCAGGTTGCTTTTCTTTCTACGCTCGTGAGCGAGCGTCAGCACACCGAGAGCGTCAATCTTGACGCTCTAACTTCTGCCGAGGCTTCGGCTCTCATCACCACGCTTCTAAACGCACCACGCAAGGTTGGCGGTTCGGTTGAGCGTGTTACCGAGGTTGGCGTTTATCGCAACGCCGAGGGCGACATCTTTCGTGTCCAGAAGTCGCGCCAGAGCGGTAACCTCTACGCCAAGAAACTAGACATCTTTGATGGCGGTTTCCTCTATGTTCAGGGTGCTATGCGTTTCATCAAGCCTAGCGACAAGATGACCCTAGACGAAGCCAAAGCCTTTGGCGTTCAGTTCGGTATCTGTTGCTGGTGCGGTGCTACCCTCACCGACCCTGTGAGCGTTGAGCAGGGTATCGGTCCTGTCTGCGTGAAGCGTTGGGGCAGATAGTCCGTAAGTAGTAAAGCCCCCCTTGCCAAACGGCAGGGGGGGTTTCTTTTCTTAGTGCGAAGTCGAGCTACTCACGGCAGCGTATTCGTTTTTTCCCGCCTATTTGACAAAGTTGAAAATCGGGGGTATCATTTAGTTATAACTAAATAGATACACAAATCCACTACCAGAGATAAGGGGCAACACCAATGACCACCACCACCTACGCAAGCGACCTAGGCAAGTGCTACAACAAGACCGAGGACGGCGGATACCGCCTCTACCGCGAGGATGGAAAGCCAAACGGCGCTTGGGTTATCTACTTCGTCTACAAGGGCGACAGCGGACGGCTGGAAGCCTACCCAGGCGGATACCTCTCCGACCCAGACAACTTCGACATCGGGGTTTACGAGTTGGAGTGCGAGAGCCGAGAGTTGGAGCGACAGGCTAGAGCAGAGTTCGGGTTCTAAAAGTGTAGCTACACTTTCAGCGAGAGCCTCCCGCCACGGCGGGGGGTTCTTGCGTTTTTCGGTTGCTGGTTAGTAATCGGAAAAAACGAATACCTGAACCCCGCCCCGACACGCCGAGGATTAGGTGATTTGGGAAATCTATGGTAACCTGGTTATGTAACCAGGACGGCAGATAGCAAGAGGGTTACTTGAAAGGGGATAGAAGTCTTATGACTACTATTCAAATCTCGGTTGAAGTTTCGGACGAGGTCATCGACCAGGTCATCGACTCGGCTGGCTACTACATTGACTACTGGGCAACCAAAGGTCAGCAGGACACCGAGGCCAAGACCTATAAGGTCTGGCTGGACGAAGAGGCTCGTGAAGAGCGTGGCGAGAAGAGCGTAACGCTCACCTACGCCGACCTCGCTCTCGCTGGCGAGAAGTTGCTCACGGGCAGGGTCAAGGTTCGCTCGGACATTCGTGAGGCTCTCTCCGCTGGGTTCATCGCTGGGGATGCTGGCTCCATTGACGGCGAGGTGGCCGATGTTGTGGTTCAGGTTGCTATCTTCGGGGACATTATCTTCGGTTAGTGATACGGAAGCCCCCTGGCGAAAGCCAGGGGGTTATCCACACCTGTGGATAAGTTATCCACACCCTGTGGATAAGTCTGTGGATAACTTTTTTCACGGCTGGTATTCGTTTTTTCCGTAGAGTATGCTTCCGTTACCAATTCGTTACAGAAATAATGCGGATAATTCGTAAATTGTCGGATACCTATGGTATCCTTGTAGTAGTTGAAGTTGAAAGGTTCAACTCAACTGGAAGGGGAAACTAATGGCAATGCCTAGTGTTTCGAAAATCCGCAAGGATGAGTGGCAGACTCTCTATGAGAGTGGATTAGTCAAGGTTGAGCGTGCGGAAGTCTATCTAGTGAATGTAATGGGCAGTAAGTATGAAATTTGCTCGCACGACACTCACGGAGCGTTTTACGCAGACTTTTACCGCATTACGAATGTTCGCACGAACAAGGTGAAAATCTTTTGGGGAGAAACTGGCTGGATGGACGCCCGCCGTTTCGCTAGCGACCTAGACTTCGGAGCGTTCGGCAGTATCTAAGCCACGCACCGAACAAGGGAGTAAGCCTTCGGGCTTGCTCCCTTTTCGCTTGCTCGCTTCGGCTTCTTTCTCTCGCGGGCGGGCGTATTCGTTTTTTCAATGGCCACGACACTATACGGAATGGATTATGATTTTTCGGCCATCTATGTTACGATTGTAGTAACAAGCAAGGGCGAATAGAAGTAGCCCAAAAGGGGAAACAAATGAACACTTGTCCACTATGCGGAAACGCAACTCACTCGCACCTCGGAGTCTATTTCGAGATTGAGTATGTAGACACAAACGAAGTTGTAAAAGATGTCTGCCGTCAATGCTACGATAAAGCCCTAGGCCGATAAGGAGAATGGCGATGAGCAACTACGAAGGTTCAATGATGGGGTCGGGTATCTACTCAGAGGAGATTACCCGAGTAGTCGAATGCCCTAGCGAGAAGTGTGACTACAACGGCGAAGTGGAGTTAGTCACGGATGACTGGAAACGCTACGCATACGGCGAATGCCCGAAGTGTGACGGCGACATCGAACTAGACATTAGCCCTGATGAGGATGAATACGAAACTCACTTCAACAATGACGGCGAGTAGTCGTCCATAGGCCGAAGTAAGCCCTTGCGGAAACGCAAGGGTTTTCTTTTGACTTCCACGGCGTATTCGTTTTTTCCGTAATCACGACACACAAAAATAGATAGCTAAATAAGTTGCGCTATCTGGCGTTTGTTTGGTAGAATCTAGGTAGCAACAAAAAACCAAACCAAACAAAGGGGCAAACAAAATGGGAAACACAAACGCAGGAGTAGTAACTAAGGCTCTAAAAGCGAACGGCTTTGAGCAAGCGCAGTGGAACAAGGTCGGCGTAACTACTTGGAATGACGGCTTTATCACCGAGCGTGCTGGCAACTTCAACAACTCGGTCGCGGTTAGCTGGTTGTTCGCTGGCTCTTACCGCACTCTCACCGCCGATGAAGTGGCAATCACCAAACAGAACCTAGCCGAAATGGCGATAACCCTAAACAAGCGTGGCTACGCAACAAAGATTATGGGCGGGAACGAGCCTTGGCTCTTGGTGAGCAAGTCCGCCTAATCGTTCAGTATCAGGAACGCTCTGCCGATAGGCAGGGCGTTTCTTTTTTGCTAATGCGAAGTGGCGTTATGTGGAAGTGCGCTCCCGTAGTCGCTGGCTCACGGGTCGTATTCGTTTTTTCCGTATGCGAGGACACGACAACAAAAAAGATAATCTATTGACTTGACTTATGCGATACAAAATGTTAGACTTGCTCCGTGCCAACGGCGCAACCAAATCCTAGAAAGGGGATTTCAAATGTCTGAACTTCTATCCGTTCGTGCGGTGTTCAAATACCGCAAGGTAGCCGAGCGTAATGTGTTCAAACTCTATCCGTCCTCGGGTATCACATTCAACGCCCTAGACATTAGGGTCGTCCACCAATGGGGCGTTTACTTCGTTGGTCATGTCGTCACGCCCGAAGCAGTCGCAACGAGTTGGATAAACCCGAAAGACTTGATTGAGATTGCGGACTACGCTGACTCGCGCTCTATGAAAGATTAGAGTTGCGGTTCGCAAGTTGTATTCGTTTTTTCCGTATGCTCTGTGGACACGGCTGGCTGGGGATTCGATTTGCGCTTTGTCGGTGGGTCGTGATAGACTGGTCGCAGACCAGTTGAAAGGGGTTCAAATGAACAAGGCAAACGAAGCCAGACGCAAGGCAGAAGCAAACGCACTTGCGCTAATCCTGCGTGAGCGTTCACGCTCTAACGCTTCTGGCGTTCACGGCAACAAGGCAACCAAGCGTGCGAACACCCGTTCCGCAAGCAAGGCTAAGGCACTAAGGGAGTGGGCGTAATGGCGAAACTTCTAGTGCTTCAAGGGCTACCCGCTAGTGGCAAGTCTACCTATGCTCGCGAGTTGCTGGCTTCGTATCCTGCGGGCTACGCTCTGCGGGTGAATAATGATGACCTAGCCACGATGCTATTTGGCACGGCGTTTGGTGGCGGAGAAAAGTCGGCGCAACTTCTAGGCAAAGTGCGTGCGGACTTGGTGCGTCAAGCGTTTCGCAATGGCTACGCTCTGGTGATTATGGACAACACAAACCTAAACCCGAAGGCAGTCAAGGCGTTAGAGAAACTTGCGGAGAGTTGCGGGGCGGAGTTTGAGTTAGACAACTCATTTACTAGCGTGCCGATTAGAGAGTGTCTGCGGAGAAATGCCACACGGGAAAATCCTGTTCCCGAAAAAGTCATTCTGGAAATGGCTCGCTTCATCGGGGACTAATCACCAAAACCAGAAACCTTTACAATAGAACCACACTAACAATAGAGAGTAGGTTGCTATGGTTTGGATTCAAACGAACTTCACCGCAGAGTCTATGAACACGGGTCAGGCTAAGAAGCCTGCTGTTGCCGAGGTGAAGCCTGTTGTTGCCAAGAAAAAGGCAACCAAGGTTGAGCCAGTCGCTACACCCGTAGTCGCAGAACCCGAAGCCGTTGCTGTTGAGCCAGAGGTCGTTGAACCCGAAGCAGAGTAGTAGCAAGGCTTAGAAAATCCCCCGCTGAAAAGTTGGGGGATTTTTCTTTGCGGTGAGCGTATTCGTTTTTTCGCTATCATCTCACGGTAAACTTTCAACTAATAAAAAGTTTTGCGTTTGAACTTGACTTTTCGTTCTAGGGGTGGTAGACTGCTTTTAGCAGTCGTGGCAAGGCTCCCTCGGGATTGTCCGCCTCGCACCTGTCGGTTCTTTCAAAACTCCATACGCACGAGATTTCGCCCCCGAAAACTTCGGGGTTCTTCTGGTATCAACATAGACGGGCTAGCACCCATAACTGCTGTGAAAGGGGTTGATTTTTATGGAAGATGATTTCTACGAACCTGACGAAAGTTGGTTTGACGCAGACGCTCTGGCTTCTGCGGGGTTTGGCACTGATGAAGATTACGGCTACTTTGGCGGTGATGAATAGTTAGACCTCTCTTGTGCGTATGGGGTTACGAAAGAACCTAGTTTTTTTGTGCGGTTGATGTATTCGTTTTTTCCGTATCGTGTGGGGACACGGCGAGTTTTGGCGTGATGGCTTGCTATTGTCTGCGGTATGTGATAGACTACTTGTGTAGTCAAATGGCTACCTAAATGAAAGGGCAGTAAAAATGATTCACAGTCTAGTTGTCGAAATCGAACAGGCAAACGGAAACACCTTGACCCCAATCTACGAGTGCCACGGCGCACGCAAGTTTGCCGAGTTTGTTGAGTGGCACGAGCAGAACCTAAGCGAGGGTTCTACGGCAGTGCTAAAAGGTTTCGACTACAACCAAGAAACCCCCGAAGTTGTTTGGACTATCAAGCGATAGCCGAAAGCGAGAAGCCCCCTGCGAAAGCGGGGGGTTTCTTTTTTGTCTGCGGGTTAGTGCTAAGTTGCGGGGAAGCGTGCTGAAAAAACGAATACACTACACGGCAGCCAGACGACGCCTGGGGTGTGTCGATTTGCTTTGTGTCGGTGGTTCGTGGTAGGCTTAGGTCATAAGCCGAAAGGTTCGGCAGAAAGCAAAGGGACAAAATGAAACTTCTAACTCAGGAAATCCGCAAGGCACTTCCAGCACTCTACTCGCAGGACGGACTAGGAACTAACCAAGTTGCCGTAGTCAAGTTCTTCGACCCTACGGGTTCTTGGACTTGGTATGCGAGCGAGTTTGACGGCGAGGACTTGTTCTTCGGACTTGTGGACGGGTTCGAAAAGGAACTTGGCTACTTCTCGCTAAGCGAGTTGGAAAGCCTAGAACTTCCGTTTGGGCTACGGATTGAGCGTGACCTACACTTCACGCCTAGACCAATCAGCGAGCTTCTCTAAGCCAGCGAGCGAGCGACCGCCTAGCCGAAAGGTTGGGCGGTTTCTTGCGTGCGGGAGTGCGTATTCGTTTTTTCCGTTGCTCTCACCGCGACACGCTGGACACGGAGAGATGTAGCAAAATGTCTGCGGGGTATGGTAGGCTTGACTTACAAGCCAGAGAAAGGGTAACAAATGGCAAGCAGTATCGTAGTAGAGCAGAACCAGCAGACCGCTATGGCGTTTGTGCGTAGGTTGGTAGGCGGGGACTTACTCGCCTATTTCCAGAGCGAGCAAGCAATCGCAAAGGCGTTTGCGGAGTGCGGGCGTAACACGGACATCCAGCGACTAACCACGAACTATGTCTGGGGTTCGTATGACCGAGCAAGCCACAATAAGCAAGCCCTAGAAGCCAAGTTGCGGGAAGTGTTCGGGCTACCCGCCTAGCCGAGCAGAACTAGCAGACCCCTAGCGAGAGTGCTAGGGGTTTTGCTTTATGCGGGTTAGTGCGAAGTTGCGGGTGTGTCTGCGGGTGTATTCGTTTTTTCCGTAGCGTGCGACACGGGCAAACTTTTTGGCGTATGGATTTGACTTCACCGCCAAACTAAGGTAGGCTATGGGTATAGCCAAAAGGTTATAGCAATACACACCACTAGAAGCAAAGGGAAACAAATGACCACCAAAGTAGCAACCAAGACCCAGACCGCCACCACTTCGGTAGAACTTACCGCTAAGGGCGTGCGTGCGTTGAAGGCGTTCACGAAGGCAAAAGAAGCCGAAGCGAAGGCGAAGGCACTCAAAGCAAAGGCAGAAGCAATCCTGCGTGCGGAACTAGGCGAAGCAACTAAGGCGACCATTGAAGGCGTTGCGGTTGCGAGCGTAGTTGCGAGCGTGAACACTTCGTTTGACCGCGACCTAATGAAGGCGGTTTATCCAGAAGCCTTCGGTGCTTGCTTGAAGGCAACACCATACACCTACATCAAGACCGCCTAGCGGTTCGTGCGGTTCGCCCGCTAGCCCTTCGGGGTTAGCGGGTGTTCGTGCGTTTGCGGGTGTTCGTGCGTGCGTGCGGTGTATTCGTTTTTTCCGTATCGCAAACACGGCGAGCAACACGGCTGGGCTTGGACTTGACTTGGGCGAGCTTCGGGTGTAGGCTTTGAGTATGGTGAACATTACAAAGATTAGAAACACTTTTGGGCGAGTGCTTGCGGGCTTCGTCAAGCGTATCGGTAGCGTGGGCTTTACGGCTTGGAAGGCTTGCGAGTGGGCAAGTTTTCGACTACACCGCTGGGCGAGCAAGTGAGTAACTTGGCGGGCGTTGCCTTCGTGCTTAGGTGCGTAGGTGGCGGGCTAGTCTTTATGTGGCTAGCGTCTTTCGTTATTGGCTATCAAGCCGATAGCGTGCGACCAATGTTTTTCTTTCTTGCGGTGGCGTTTTATTTCGTTGCTTGGCAAGTGAGCAAGGCAGACACCGAAAGGCAAGACATCACGGATTAGTCTGCGGTGCTATAATAGAATCTCCCCTAGGCTTATCCCCTTTCGCCTAGGTGAGTAGAGTGCGGGAATGTTCGCCCCTTTCTCCCCGCGACTCCGAAAAAGGCTAGGCTTTTGTCTAGCCTTTTTTGTTACCCTTTTGTTATCGTATTGACTTGACTTTTATGCGGTTAGGTGTTAGACTACTTATGTAGTCAAAAGGATTACACAAAACGAAAGGGCAACAAAAATGGCAATCCACACTCTAAGCGTAGAAATCCACTACCACAACGGCGACAAACTAAACCCAATCTACGAGTGCCACTCGGAAGAAAAGTTTGCTGAGTTTGTGGCTTGGCACGAAGCGAACTTGCCGATGAACACAACTACACTTCTAAAAGGTTTTGACTACAACAACTCGATTCCTGAAATCGTGCGGATAATCGTCAAGTAGTTAGGCAAGAAAAACCCTCGCTGAAAGGCGGGGGTTTTTTCTTTTGTCTGAACTTCTGATTAGTCTGCGGTTAGGCGTATTCGTTTTTTCACGAGTGCTTGGCGGGCGGGCGGGTGAGCGAGTGCGTTACTATTTTGTTATCTTTGTAACTTGACTTTATGCGGTGAGAGTGTTAGGCTTATAGCAAGCCTAATGAAAGGGGTAAAAGAAATGTTAGTCAAAGTTATTCCGCGTTGTAACAACCTAGTAACCGACACAACTAAGGCGGGCAATGTTGCTTGTTGCGGTAGGGTCGCTTGGTTCGGGATTACCCTAGCGAGTGGCGTAATCCATAACGCTTGCGTGGACTGCGTGGCAAAACGCTTGGCTATTCTTGCGGATAGCCTAGACACCGCTAGCGTTGTGTTCTACATAAAGGACAAAAAAGATTAGTCAAGTCGCTTGACTTTTCTAGTCTGCGGTGATAGAATAAACTTAGTTGCTACTTGGCAACTTGATTAGAGAAAAGGGAACAAATGATTTTCAATCGTGACTACTTCGAAAAGGGCGAGGTTGCGGGCGGGCTAGTTGTAAGGGTAAAAGATTACGCTGGCTTAGTCGTAGACACCCGAACCTTTATCGGCGAACCTGCGGGCAAGTATGTTCTAACGCTTGCTTGGAGTGGCGGGCGAGAAACCAAACACTTCGACACCTTCGCAAAAGCCTTGGCTATGTCTGGCGGGTATTGGGCAAGGCAAGCAATCTGGCACGAAACTTCGGAAGGCAAAAGAAAGCGAGTGCTTCGCTGGCAGTAGCCTAGCAAATAGCAACCCGTCAAGTTGAACACTTGGCGGGTTTGCTTTTGTCTGCGGTGAAAGCGTGAAAGAAAGTTTTAGTTTCTTTCACAACTTCGCATTAGTGTTAGCGTGAAGAAATCGTTTGGACACAAACGAGTTTGCTCTGCGGTAAGCGTTCAGAGTGTTATCGTTTTGTTATAAATGTTTGCTAGTATAACTTGACTTTTTTTGTCTGCGGTGTTAGACTTACCCCATAAGTCGAAAGGTTCGGCTTATGAAAGGGAAGAAATGAACAAGTTAGTTATCGTGAAATCGGTGGCAATCGTCAAGGCAGTCGCTAAGGGCGTGGCAGTCGCAACCGAAAAGAAAGCAACTACAAACCGAACCGCTAAGGTTGCTAACGAGGTGGCTAAGTGCGTTGCTGACTTGGGACTAAACCCCGTCAAGAGTATTGAGAGAGTGAACAAACTAATCGAAACCCTGCGGTAATCGTTTAGACAAACCCCGCTTAGTCGAAAGGCTAGGCGGGTTTTGTTTTGCTCGCTTGCTTGCTTTGTCTGCGGTGGCTAGTGTATTCGTTTTTTCTGTATGCTCGGCGGGCGGGCTAGTAAGTAGAAAGTTTTTTATTTAGGTGCTTGACTTTCTGCGGTGAGAGTGTTAGACTACTAGTGTAGTCAAAAGGCTACTAAACGAAAGGGTAAAGAATGAACAACAAGGCGAGAGAAACAAGGGCGGGCTTTGCGTTAGGTTCGCTAGGCTTGGCTATGTTTTTAGGTGCTGATGCTTGGGCTAATCGCTTCACTTCGGACTATTATCACGAACAAGCAACACTAACAATCTTGGGCTTCGTTGCGGTGAGTGCTTCGCTATTCACTTGGAACGCTATCCAATACGCCCGACACCTTCGCAACAAGTAACGCCTAGCGAGTGAACGCCTAGCCAAAAGGCTAGGCGTTTGCTTTTGTCTGCGGTGAGTGCTTCGCTTGACTTTGTTAGTTGCTTGCTTCTTTGTAGTTGCTTCGCTAGGCGTGCTTGCTTCTTTGTCTGCGGTAATGCTTTGCTAGGTTACTTTGCTTCTTGCTTGCTTGCCTAGGCTAGTGCTTGGGCAGTTGCTTCTTGCTTAGTGCTTAGTTTGTAGTGTTATCACTTTGTTATCTAATACACTTGACTTTTATCTAACTACTGATAGAATAGTGATAGGCAGACTTCTTAGTGCGGTAAGCGTCTAGGCTTCGCTTCTTTGTGCTTTGCTTCTTGCTTCTAACTTCTTTGCTTTGTTTGTTAGTTGCTTGCTTTGCTTCGCTTTGCTTAGTGCTTTGCTTCTTTGTGCGGTGCTTGCTTCTAGGCGTATGCCTACACACCTACACACCTACACACCTAGGCACTCATACACCTACACACCTAGGCACTTGCTTAGTGCTTAGTGCTACACACCTATACACCTACACGCCTAAGCTTTGCGGTAATGCTTCACCCTACTCGCCTAGTGTTTGCGGTAATAGTGCTTAGAGTATCTAGCAACGCCTAGGCTTCACCTAACTAACTAGGTTGCTTCACTAGTGGCTTGGCTAGTGGCTTGGCTTGACTAACACTAACTATTGTTATACACTACTAGGCTACTAGGCTACACTCATACACTACTATTATACCTAGGCAATAGTGATTAGTCAAGTCTATTTCTGCGGTGATTACTTCTAGGCGTATGCCTAGCCTAGCCTAGTGTTAGGTGATACACCTAGGCACTCACCTACTTACCTACTCACCTACTCACCTACTCACCTAGTCATTGACTTACTCACTCACCTACTCACTCACTCAACTACTCAACTACTCAACTACTCAACTAGTCATCACTAATCATTTGCTTCCTAATGACTTGACTAGTCATCACTAATCATTTGCTTCCTAATGAAAGTCATTTGCTTCCTAACGAAAGTCATTTGTATCCTAATGATTAGTGGCGAGTGAAAAAACGAATACTAATCGTTCGTATCCAAACGATAATCGTTCGTATCCAAACGAAAACTAGGTCATTCGTATCCAAACGAAAGTCATTCGTATCCTAATGACCCCGACCCCGAAACAAATCGGCCGAAGTGCTCGTAGAGACGGAGCCGTCTCACCCGTCAAAAGCAGTTGACGTTAAGGTATCAATTTTTTAGCACAGTAGAGCCGCTATCCGTGCTAGTATGTACCTTATGGAGAGAAGACCCGCAAGGAAACAGCCCCTTCCACCAAAGGAAGCCGCTTACCTAAATACCCTCAACCAGGACGACCTCATGGCTCGCGCCTACGAACTTTACAATGCAGGCTGGACGCTGCAGGCCATTGGGGATGCGCTTGAGCCGCCACGCCCACGCTCAACTGTGCGTTCCTGGCTGCTGCGTTATCAGCTTCCCGTAGACGCAAGTAAGCCCAGCAAAATCCCGTCACCTCTCTATAAGACTCACCAGGATGGCTACCAGAAGAAGAAGCACTCCCCAGGTATCCAGCCAGACGAGTTGGCTCTTATTCAGGAACTTGCTCCGCTTGCCCGCACCTATCGAGCCAAGATGTCTACGAACTCGACTGCAGCTGTGGCAAACGACCAGCTGACTGCTATCTGCGTCCGCCTACACGCTACTGGCGTCACCACATCCGAACTTGCAAAAGCCGCTGGAGTGACGTATCGTGCTATGGTGAAGCGTCTAGGAAAACGCTAGATTTGACACAAACCCCGTGAGGGTGTGCTAGGCTTTTAAGTGGAGAGCATATCGACCACTAAAAGGTAGGTATGCTCTTTCGCATAACCAACACAACTGAAAAGTGAAAGCAACAAGTCAACCAAGACAAAACGCGACCAAGTACTAACGCAAGGAAAGGTAGGTCGAATATGAAATGGCTAATTGGAATAGTCACCGCATCGGTGGTAATGCTTCCAGGGTGTGTAACCCCGACAGCATCTGCCGCTAATGTTCAGTTTGTAGTTGCCAAAGAGAAGGCTCCGAAAAATATTCAGAGCTTTGTCTTTGGAGGTGAGACAGTTACAAACGACTCGTATGTTGTCTCAGCTGAGATTGCAAAGGCAAGAATGCTAAAGCAAGCAAAGCTGACCAGCAACGCCAAGAGAGTAAGTAAAGCTGTAAAGGCTCTACTGAACTCTCAGAGAAAGCACCGAACATGGTATGCCTTCTCAGGTTCTAGCCCACGAGGCTGGGACTGCTCAGGATTGGTCCTCTGGACCTACCAGCAGATTGGCGTAGAGTTGCCCCACAGGGCATCTGAGCAAGGCGAACTTGGTAGAAAGGTCAACACCAAAAATGGTGAGAAGCCTAAATACGGAGACATCGTCGTGTTCAAATACAAAGGTTCTTCTTCGGCGTACCACGTCGGAATCTACCTGAGTAAGGATAAGATGATGCACGCTCCTCGACCAGGGTCTAGCACCAGGGTTGAGTCCATCAGAACTTTTGGTGGAAACTACAGCAAAGTGTCGTACATCCGAGTTCTAGAGAACTGACGAATACGCAACTAAACAAAGTCCTGGGCCATGACTAAAAACTGGCCCACTTTCTTGCACATTGCTAACTTTACCCTGTAGGATGTAAACATGACAGAATACACATGGGCTCTCGTAGCCGCACTTATTGCAACCACCGTTGGCGTCTCTCTAGTCGCCATCCGACAGACCAAGCGTCTAGTCGCCCTTAAGAAAGAGAAAGCACACTCGGACGCACTAGCTCGCCTAGCCGAGAAAGAGCTTGCTCTAGCAAAGCACCGCGAAGCAGCCAAGAAGGCTCTGAACGACACTAAGCAGAAGCCAAAGCAGGCACCTCTCCTTGGCGTAGTCGAACCTAAGAAGAAAGGCACCAAGTAATGACCCGCTTCATCACCTTCCTACGTTCCCTCATCTGGACCTCGGTCTTCTCGGTCGCAGCGGTTCTAGTAGCAACACTACTTGCGCTGACCAACTTCAACCCAACCGTTCCAATCACGTTAGCCATCTCAGCAGTAGCTCTGGCTATTCTTTCTAAGGACTAACCCCATGCTTGACGCATTGCTAACAACGGCTACCTGGATTGGACTTACAGTCTTAGGTACGGCTGTCATCTTCATTCTTGCGATGGTTGCCGCCTTTGTTGCCACCATCTTTGGTGCAGACAAAGCCGATGGATTCGACTTCTACAAAGGAGACCTAGACGATGACTAGTTCTATCAACTTGATTGTCCACAGCGCGGAAGAGTTCCGAGCAGCTCTGCCAGAAAGCGGATTGTTCGACATGTACGACTGCGCGATGCAGATGGAAGTTCCGACAGACGCTCCTGTTCAGGAAATTGAAGAAATGACCAAGACTCTGCAGTCTTTCATTCACGTAACTGACGTTGAGGTCATTCCAGTTCCAGACAGCCTCGGTCAGTATTACATCTCGATTGTGGAGACTCCATTTTCAAAGAGAAAACCTAAATCCTAGAACGACCCCTTTTCGAAAAATCCGAAAAAAATTTTTTCAAAAAATTTCGTTCCAGACTTGCGCTTAGCAAATCTACCTCATACACTGGAAACATAACGACGCCCTACAAGGAGAAAAAGACATGCCTACCCCATACATCAAGAAGCACCAGGTTCTACCTCAGAACGTTAAGGAAGCCTTCAGCTCAATTCTTGACACCGAGACTAGAGACGAATACATCCGCTCACTACGCAAGGCAGACTGGACTCTAGAATCCATCGCTGCAGCTGCGGAACTTACTCGCGAGCGTGTTCGCCAGATTAGCCTCAGCCCGTCAACCTCGGAACTACCTGAAGACTTCAGCGTTCCAACCCCACCGCTAAAGCCAGAGCGTCCAAAGCCTGTTTACATCGAGCCAAGCCCAGAGACTCTAGCCCGACTACTCGAGCTACAGCCTTACGCTCAGCAGGTCCGCTCTAACGGAACCAAGTACCGCGCCGAGGCAGAAGAGTACACAGCACTGCTCAACCACGCTCACGTCAACGAGGGTGTAACTCTGTACCGCCTAGCAAAGCGTCTCGGTGTTACTCACGGTGCTCTACGCTTCCGCCTTGTACGCTACGGCTACAAGACTCCAGTAAACGCAACCTCTAAGGTTTACACCCGCATTCTTGACGAGAACCGAGCACGATAATGAGCGAAGAACTTACTACTCAAGAAGCCCGCGAAAAGGGTATCGGCTACAACTTCACAGTCAAGGACCAGGCAGACGGCTACCGCAAGGATGACACGTTGTGGTTTGGAACCTGCACTTCCTGCGGAGAACGTGTTGTTAACTCGCTCCGCGACGGCAAGTGGATGCACGAAGAAATCATTGAAGCCGAATACCACCCAGATGGTCAGCTCTTCACAAAGAAGACTCGCCAGCTAGATTACTGCCCAACATCGGAGGTGTAAATCTACGTCCTACAAAAGAGGACTAGAATATACCTATGGGTAAATCAATCATGGAGCAGCTTGCTCTCCTCTCGCCAGAAGAGCAGGCTGAAGCTCTACGCGGTATGGACCCAGACCAACTCCTGTGGGACTGGTCTGTATGGGGTCGCCCAGAACAACAGGCTCCCGAAGGTGACTGGAACGTATGGCTCGTACTTGCGGGTCGTGGTTTTGGTAAAACCCGTCTTGCATCTGAGTGGGTTCGCGAACAAGCTAAATACACAAATACGGGCCAACGCCGTTTCGGTCTAGTTGCCCGTACCGCTGGTGACGTGCGTGACGTTATCGTTGAAGGTGAATCTGGAATCCTTAACGTTACGCCTCCTAGCGAGCGTCCGCTCTACGAGCCGTCTAAGCGACGCCTAACCTGGCCCAACGGAAACGTAGCCTCTCTCTTTACCGCTGACGAGCCTGACTCGCTCCGTGGTCCTCAGTTCACTCACGCCTGGGGCGATGAGATTGCAGCCTGGCGACAGACTCCTGACGCTGCAGGTATGACCGCGTTCGACAACTTGCGTGTTGGTACTCGTCTAGGAGCCAACCCTAAAATTCTTGTTACCACCACCCCGAAACGAACTCCACTGCTTTACAAGCTCATTGAAGAGTCGAAAGGTGGTGGCGTTGCAATCACCCGTGGTTCGACCATGGACAACGCTGGTAACCTTTCTGGCGCATACCTCGACACAATGCTTGGCGTTTACGAGGGAACCTCTCTCGCCCGCCAGGAACTTTATGGTGAAATGCTCGAGGCCATGGAAGGCGCAATGTGGACGGAAGAGCTTATCGAGCGTAGCCGTCACTCGTACATGCCTCAGAGTGCTCCGATGCGTGTAATCGGCGTTGACCCTAGCGTTGCCGAAAACCCACGAGACGAATGTGGAATTGTTGTTGTTGGCTCGACTTCGGAGTACGACCTCTACAAGCGTCAAGCCTGGGTTTTGGAGGACGCATCGGTTCTCGGCTCGCCAGACGTTTGGGCACGCAAAGTTGTTGAGATGGCTCGTAAGTGGGGTTGCCCTGTTGTAGCCGAAGTAAACCAGGGTGGAGCCTTGGTTCGAAACGCCATCAACACAATCGACCCAACCATCAAGGTTCTTGAAGTCCACTCAAAGCAGGGTAAGCAGCTCCGCGCTGAGCCAATCACCATGGCATATGAGCAAGACCGCGTTCACCACGTTGGAAAGAGCATGGTTGACCTCGAAACTCAGATGATTACGTGGATTCCAGGCGAGGGAAAGTCTCCAGACCGCGTCGACGCACTGGTTCACGCCCTCACTGCACTACTTATTAAGCCTCCAGCAGGCTTCTCGGGCGGAAAAATCCGTGCTAGAAGCCTTGCTGCACGCCGTTTACCAGGTTCTAGCTCAACTTTTAGGGTTCGATAGCATGAAAATCATCAAAGATTTGTTTCCTTGCCACGTTGTAGCCGTTGCTGCGGGCATTTTTGACGACCCAAGAGACATTACGAGCTACCAACCGAGCCCAGAAGGCACTTATGTTGGAAAAACACGCGTAGTTTTGACCGATGAAGCCATTGTTATCGCTGTTGACGGGGCTACAGGCCCTGTTGTTGCCTTCCAAGAGCGTTATGTTGACTACTTTGCCGCCGAAAAAGACACCGAAGACAGCCATGTCATCACAAAATCGGGCAAAATGATTGCTTTTAAGAAGGATACGAGCTGCGGATGTGGCTCAAGGCTCCGTTCTTGGCACGCTTACAACACTTTGACTGCGCTAGGATACTAATATGCCTATCGACGCCCTAAATTTCCTAATTCTTGCGCTTGCCATCTTCAGATTGACCCGTTTGGTTACAACTGACACGATTTTTAACGAATTGCGGGAGAAAATCTGGAACAAGTTTCCTCCTAACCGAATCAACATCGGTTATTTGATTACTTGCGACTGGTGTACAAGTATTTGGGTGGCCGCTGGCTACGTTCCACTCGCTCTCCTCTTTCCACAAGTGGTTTTTGTGGTATCATTAGTTCTAGCAACCTCCGCCGTTGTTGGAATCTTAGCCGCACGATTCTAATGAGTCGTTCCGTTATCGAAGACAGGACCCACCTTGGGAATTTTTAAACGTGATGGTGGCAATCAGCCGCGCAAGCAATCACCTAACGGCGTTCGTGCTACCAGCCCTGGCATGAGACCTACTCAGCCTCCTGTATTTCGCGATTCTTTTGGAATTGTCTACGCTACCCCTGCTGCTTTCAACGAACCACGCCCTCTAACTGCTGCTGCAGCTCAAATTAAGATTGGCGACCAGGGCGAGGCCCTAATTTTCAAGTCTCGACGTCAATCGGCGTCTTCTGCATGGCAGAAGGAGGCTTGGGAGTACTACGACGCGATTGGAGAAATCAAATATGCGTTTAACCTCGTTGCTTCAGTTGTATCACGTATCCGACTCTATGCTGCTAGCGTTGATGACCCAGCAGAGGCTCCTGTTACGGTACGTAAATCAGAGGTAGTCAAGCCAGAGCTTGCTGCCGCAGCTGAGCGAGCCCTTGCTCGCCTAGATAGTGCCTACGGAGGCCAGTCAGGTTTGCTCAAAGACTGTGCTCTAAACCTTCAGGTTACTGGCGAGTGCTATCTTGTTCAGGTTCCAGAGCGTATTGGCTCTGGCTTGCCTGAGTCTTGGGATATCCGCTCGACTGACGAGCTTCAGGTTGATGCCAAGGGTAACTACATCATTAACCCACGCCGCGAGGTTGGTAATGGTGGAGCCAGCATCATGTCTGGTGGTGGCGCAGAGGTCATCAGACTCCCTAAGGACGCTTTTATCGGCCGTATGTGGAAAGCACACCCACGCTACTCCCAGGAGTCTGACAGCTCGCTACGTGGCCTCCTAGACCTATGTGCGGAGCTCTTGCTCCTCAACCGCACCTTCCGTGCGACCGCCCGCTCTCGCCTCAACGCTGGTGCTCTTTACTTGCCAGACGGCCTCTCGGTTGCAGCTACCGCTGACCCTGACTACCCTTACGACGAAGAGGGAAACTACAACGAGCAGTACAACGCTGAAGAGGCTGCTGACGATTTCGAAGACCAGCTCATCGATGCGATGACCACTCCTATCAAGGACGAGGACTCGGCATCTGCAGTTGTTCCACTTATCATCCGTGGTCCTGCTGAACTTGGCGACAAGATTAAGCAGTTCAAGTTTGAGCGTTCATTCGACCCTGCTCTAGCCGAGCGTTCAGAGCGTGTCCTAGAACGCATCATGCAGGGCCTAGACGTTCCTAAGGACATCGTTTCGGGTCTGGCTAACGTCAAGTACTCAAATGCCCTCCAGATTGACGAGAGCCTCTACAAGGCCCACATTGAGCCACTGATGTTGCTCATTGCTGACGCCATCACAGTTGTCTACTTGCGCCCATACCTTATCGCCAACGGCTATCCAGAGGCAGAGGTAAACCGCCTTGTTATCTGGTACGACCCAAGCCAGGTTGCTACTCGCAACGACCGCGCTGCAGACGCAGACGCAGGCTTCAACAACATGGCGGTATCCTACGAAACTTGGAGACGTGCTCACGGCTTCTCGGACCAGGACGCTCCTACTCCTATGGAGTTGGCTCTTCGTCTTGTAATCAATAAGGGTGCTATCACCCCTGAACTTACCGAAGCAATGCTTGGTGCTGTTGCTCCAGAAATCATGGAGAAGATTAAGGGCATCCAGCAGGCTAACTCGGTAGCACCAGTTCCGCCAGAGGTCGAGGCAGCTCTCGCCCAGGCGGCTCCAACTGGACCAATTAACCCAACCGAATCAGCGGAAGGTCAGGAAGTTACCGCACCCGAGGGACTTCTAGCTGAGCCATCTGCCGCTCCAACCGAGGCTGCTCCTCCAGGGCTAGCCGAACCAACCCCTGAAGGATAACCATGCACGACCTAAACAACCCAATGGCAATGAAGGGCAGCCCAGCACTAGCTCAGTCGCTGGCTAAGTTCCTTGCGTCTACCGTTGTACTCAAGTTCACCGCTCACGGCTTCCACTGGAACGTCAAGGGCAAAGACTTCCGCGAGATGCACGACTTCTTTGGCGACATCTACGAGGACCTAGAAGGCTCGCTAGACGCTATTGGCGAGAACATCCTTAAGCTCGGCTACGACGCACCTTACATGCTGACTGACTTCCTAGAGCTTTCGTGCATCGAGCCATGCGACCGCATCTCTGACGGCGACCACCACAAGATGCTGCAGCGTCTACACGCTGACAACCACAAGCTACTCAAGGAAGCCTTCGAGGCTTTCAAGATTGCTAGCGACTGCAACGAGCAGGGCATTGCTGACTTCCTAGCTGGACGCATTGACATGCTTCAGAAGTGGAACTGGCAGCTCTCGGCAACACTCAACATCCAGTAGAAGGTAACTCATGTCTAAGTATCTCTCCGACGTCCTGAAGGCCAGTCCCGCGACTGTAGCCCAGACGTTAGCTGCACCTGCGGTAGAGGAAGAGCCAATCACTGCTAGCGGTGGTGCTGGAGCTCCTGCTGAAGTTCTAGTTGAAGGCGCTGTCAAGAAGCCTTCTAAGGGAGAGAAACTGAAAGCCCCTACTGGCAAAGACGCTCGCAAGGTTGCTTTCTCAAAGGCAGTCCAGAATGTTCTAGCCAACAAGGTCAAGGAATGCAACGTTGACGCTTTCGATGGCCGTGAGGCTACCTACGAAATGCTCAGTGCTGTTTACCGCCGTGGAGCTGGTTCTTACTCTGCATCGGACAACGGAGCCATGAGCCGCCACGAATGGGCTATGACCCGCGTCAACGCATTTGTATCTTTGCTGCAGGGCGTAGACGGACTAAACCCAAGCTACACCGCAGACTTTGACCTACTTCCTGTAAACCACCCTCACTCGGAGATGGTTCTCACTGCTGGAGCTGGTGAGTACAACTACGAAGACGAGTTGACTGTTCACCTTTACGACAGTGAAGAAGACTACGAGTCACAGGAACACGCAATCTTCAGCCTGGCTGAATTCTCTGGCCTTGGCTACGAGACAATCCCCGCAATCCGAGCAGCATGGATGCGTGGAATCAAAAACAATGAAAACCCATACGAGCGTGCGGCAGTTCTTGCTTCGGCTCTCTACGACAGCCCAGACGCTGACCTGCTCCCTAAGAAAGGCATTCTCTAAAAATGAGCACTACTCCTGAAATCATTGAAACCGACGAGGTAGTCAGCGTTGACCCTGACACCTTTACCCAGGCGGAACTGAACTCGCTAATCGCTTCGGCTAACGCATCGGTGCTTCACCCTACCCGTAAGGTAAAGCGCGAGTTTGTTGACGAAGTAGTTCAGCGTACCTACATCGAGACCGAGGGTCTGTCGTTGCAGTCTCGCAACTTTGCAATTCGCAAGGCTGTGCAGAACTACATTGACCTACAGACCAAGGGTATCGTTGCCAGCGCATCGGTGAACCACTTCGACGTTCTACCTCCAGCCAACCCGTACTCGACCTCTGACACAGTCTGGTCTGAAGAGAAGGTCCGCGAGGCACGTGCTCAGTGGATTGCTGCCGAGCCTGGTATTGCTCCAGAGCACCGCTCGATTGTTGCTTCTGCCTACGCTCAGGTTCCTGGCAGCCTCGAGGCTATGCACGCAGAGGTTCGTGTTATGGCTCTCACTGCTACTGGTGCTGTTCCTGTAAAGGTCACCGAGTACAGCCAGGCAATCACAGCCAGCGGTTCTTATGACCGAGTCCCTAGCCTAGAAGAGCAGCTAGATGCATACAACCAAGCACGCTACGACCTAATCGAAGTTGTAGACAGCCAGGTTGCCCTCACTGCTGGTGGACAGCACCTCTACGACTACCGTGGAGACCTTTCTCACCGTATTGAGCGTGGCGACAGCCGCGAGTCCATTCTTGCTTACCTAGGACGCAGCCCACGCTTCCAGGAGAGCTTGTCGACCATGAACCTCGACCTAAGCAACGCTGACCCATACACCCAGTTCGGTCAGGAGCAGTTCCGCTTGTTCTACAACATGCTAGAGAACCTGCCTAACTCGCCAGTCCCTGTTGACTACGTAAAGCGAGCAGTAGATGCTGTTAAGTCTTACGACGTTGATGGTTCGGCTACCGATGCAATTGTTGCAGGCGCAGGCTCGGAGTTTGTTCTGAGCAAGCTTGAGAAGTCTTCTGCATGGAAAGCTGCACTGGCCGAATCTAGTGATGAGTTCATTGCTCACTACGCTGCGATTACTGACTTGGATTCGCTGCCTGTAGGGTTCCACTCGTTCGAAGATGTGCTTCCAGCCAAATAACCTTCTTCAAAGTTCTATACACTTTTAGTAGGTAACTTTTTTGGGATACATTTCCCTCGACGACCTTAACTGAAGGAATCTTAATGTCTGACTACATGGACAATCTCTACGAGAACTTGAACGAGGAAAGCCTCGCAGCCATCACTGCCTCCCTTGGATATAACGATGGAGCTAACAAGGGCTTCTGGCGTAAGCAGCCTCGCAAGAAGTGGGGTAAGGGCAAGGGTCAGTGGATTGAGATGGGTGCGAGACTTCGTGCTCTCTTCAAGATTGAGGGACAGCTAAAGAGCATCACTGGTCGTTCTGGTGGTTCTGACGGTACTCCTGACGGCGTTCGTTTCCTTCCAGACGCAGGTCAGCCAGGTGTTGACAGCAACAAGATTTATGGCGTAAAGACCGAGCACGTCGAAGAGATTCAGGCTACTCTTCCAGAGAACTACGTTGAGGCTCAGGGCGTTGACGTTGACCGTCAGCAGACTGGTACTGGCAGCGTTGTTTCTACTGCTAACATCCCAGACATCGAAGACATGGAGACTGCTGACGTAACTCCTGACGACATCCGCATGATTGACGAGGGTGTCAACTCTGTAGAGGGTCAGGAAGCAGAAAACTACAAGAACACTGACGAAGGTAAGCAAGTTGCTAGCCTTGACCAGGAAGCCGCAGAGGGCGTCCTTGAGACCCCAACCGAGATTCAGAACCTCCTAGACCAGGGCGGTCAGGAGATGTTTAGGGACGAGCCATCTTCGGCCGTACCGACTCCAGAAGACCTTGGTGACATTGCTGCGCCTAAGAAGTACAAGGGTCTAAAGGAAATTGCTCCTGGCGTTTTTGAGTATAAAGATGGCTCTGACCGCTACCGTATGCGCCAGGGCAAGGATGGCAGATGGAGAATTGACTCCGAAGCTAGCAACTCTGACTATGACTTCGATAGTGCTGCCGATAGAAGAGGCGCTAAAGACTCGTGGTACAAGTTGGACGGCTCGTTTGACAGCGTAGACGACGTTATGGAAAACTTCTTTGCCGTTGAGCCTATCGCCCCTAGAGGCGCTAAGAAAGCTCCAGAGGATGTTATTCCTCTTAGCGATGCTACGGACAAAGAAAAAGCCGTAACCGAACAAATTTCAAAAGCTGCTAGCGACATCGCTGCTCTCCAGATGAATGCCTCGACACGTAACGATGCTCCAGAGGCAATGAGAAAAGCTGTTGAAGGTCTAGACCTTACCGACGTTAGACCAGGATATCTAGAAAGCCTCAAGACTGTAAACGAGTCACTAGGTGAACTAGATACTCGCGTTAGCCAAAGCACTAAGTTTGAAAGAGAAAACGAAGCTAAAATTGCTGAAGCTGCTCTAGCAAAACTACAAGGTCCTGCCCAGGGTGGCGACCTAACCAGCCCTAAGACTCTCAAAGACTTCGCTGGCTTTGACGCTGTAGACCGTACTGTAGCTGACGTTGTACTCAACAGCCCATCACACTATTGGGGCGACAACGCTGACATAGAAAACTACAGCAAAGCAGAGTTTGACGCTACTGAAGCAGTCCTTAAGAAGTTCTCTGAGCTAGAAGATTCTGACCTTCCTGACTCTGAGATGGTTCCAGAGTTTAGGGACTTTGTTCAGAACTTGGACGGTCTAGAGGGGGGCCTTCGTAGCGATATCCTATCTTCGCTTGACTACTACGACAAAGAAAACAAGAAGAAGATTGCAGCCCTAGAACAAGCTGACGACCTAGTCCAGCGTGCCATGGATGGCGAGCCTATCAACATTGACGACGCTCTAAGAAGCCGCCCTCTAGGCGCAGATGTCGATGACGAAGACGAGTTCGACTACGACAAGGAAGAGCCTTCTGAAGAAGACCTAGCTCGACTTGAAAGTGTAGAGCCTGACTTTGATATGGACGCTGACTGGAACGACCAGCGTCGTACCGTCGATGTTGTAACACCTTACGACGTATCTCCTGGAGACTACATCCTCACCAAGGATGGTCGAGTAGGTCTTGTTCGCGACATTGAAGAGAAAAATGATGGCGACTTCCGAGTAACTTACGTCGAGTCTGAAGATGGCGGAGAGCAGTCCTTCAACCAGCCATGGGACGGCAACATGAAGCTTGTCACCCTTGGTGTTGGTCCAGAGCCTAAGAAGGTAGACACACCTGCTCCTGCCCCAGCTAAGACTCCTGACGTAACTCCAGATGTAACTCCTGACGATGACGAAGAAGAGGTACTGGACACCCCCGCTCCAGACACCGCCAGAAGTGACTATGCCCCAGAGGACATCGAGCCTGGCGACGAGTTCTACACCAAAGACGGTTCTAAGATGCTTGGAACTGTTGTTTGGATTAGAAAGAGCTCGACTCAGCGTGGCCAGTGGGAGATGAAGATTGCTGACCCAGAGACTGGTCGCCCTATGAGCGGTACATGGCCGTTCACGCAGGGAGAGACTCTCATCAACAAGCCAAACGGTGAGAAGCAGCCTGAGCCAGAAGTAACTCCAGAACCAGAGGCAGTCGCAACACCTGAACCAGAAGTTACTCCAGAGCCAGAGGTAGTTAACCCTGAGCCAGAGCCAATTCCTCTAGTTGTTGCTGAGCCAGAGGCTCCAGCTGTAGCTATTCCTGATGCTGGTCCAGCTGTAGTACCTGCTACTAAGCGTACTAAGCCTAAGGTCGACAAGACCGAGCGCAGACTACCTGAGCCAGTCAAACCTACCGAGATGGAGACTGATGATGGTCAGTCTGAAATTTACTTTCCTCCTGGCGGCGGAGGCCTGGGCGGTCCTGATGACCCAGAGGGTCCGAACGGTATCCGTAACGCCAAGGTAGACGTTCTTCGTGATGTAAATGGAAACGTCATTTACGAAGCCGACGAAGATGGTAACCCAATCTACGTAAACGGTAAGAAGATTCCTATGCTTGACCCTGAAGCGGTCAAGGCTCTTATTAAGAAGTTCTTCCCTAACGCAAAGATTACCCCAGATGGCTTGGGTATTAACATCTGGCGTCAGTCGATTGACGGCAACACCTTCGAGATGGGTATTAAGCGCACTGACGCTGGTAACCACGTTGTTGTAGTTGCAGTCACAGACGACGCTACTGGTGAGCGTAAAGAGTACATCAGCATTGGTGACCGTAAGTCATGGCAGTCGGTATGGAACTTCCGTAAGGACGGTGGAGGTAACAGCCCATTCGCTATTCACCGACTAATTACTGGCACAGCTAAGAGTGCTAAGTTCGGTCGTGACGACTACTCTAAGAAGCCAACCGCTCTAGAGCGTTTCCAATACTACCGTCGTCAGAAGAGCATCACCCCTGGTGTACCTCGCTTTGCTACGGCTCAGGAATTCTTCAACGGTATCGTGAATGGTCGCGAAGAGAAGCTAAACTTCTCGCTACCTATGAACCCTAAGACTGGTATGCGTTACACAATGGATGAGTGGATGGACCCATCCAACCTCCAGGCACGTCTCGACAGCCCTACTTGGATGACAGTTAGAGCTGCTCAAGTTGGCTCTTTGAAGAGTGCTATGGATAAGGGTCTTGCTACTGGAGACTACACCGATGCATACTTCTTGATGCTACAGATGAAGGGTCGTCTACCTCAGGACTTGAACTCGCTTGCTAATCTTCGCAACATGTTCACTGACTACTTTAAGGAGAACTTCCCTAAGGCTAGCCAGCAGAAGATTTCTGGTGTTGTTACCTCTGTATCGAACCTCATTACTAGCGGTTTGAAGAGCCCTTCGAAGCTTGAGACCCCATACATCAGTGCTGACGGTCACACCGAAATCAAACCTGGTATGTGGATTAAGTACAAGAACATCATGGGTAAGTGGTCTGTCGGTAAAGTTGTGGACCGCCGTCCAAGCGACGACATTGCTCGACCTAAGCAGACTCCTGATGGTGCATCGTTCCAGCACCACGACCAAGTTGTCGTTGAGTTTGCCAACGGTGAGAAAATCGACCAGATTACTTCTGAGCACCTATACCCTCTGAAGAAGACTGACCCAGAGTACAACAACCCTACCAAGTATGAAGGTAAGCCAGAAAAGAGCGAGCGTATCGCTGAGCGTGAGGCCATTATGGGTCTTCTCTCGGAGATGTACGATGGCGATGGTGACAACGAAGGCGATGAGGATGGCGATGGCCCTACTCCGCCAGCTGGCCCATCTAAGGTCGATGACCTAGCCCCTGGTGATGGTTTCTACTCTAAGTCTGGTGACCTACTAGGCGAGGTTGTAAAGATTCAGCCAATCAACTCTGGTGGTAAGGCTGGATTTGCTATCGCCTACGTAACTCCTGAAGGTGAGACCAAGGTTGTTAAGGTTGCAGCTGGAGAACTCCGCGGCCCAAAAGCGTAGAGGCTTCTGACTCTACGCCTCGGGCTGCCGAGGCAACCCCAGAAGCCCCGCGTAAGACTGGACTCTTCAATGAATACTCTTCCGACCGTCTAAATCAGGCTACCGCTGAGAGCACCCCTCTCACGGAGCTGGGGTTTGACCCAGAAGAAGAGATTACCGTCTATCGTGGCGTACCCGAAGGCGCTGAAGGAATTAATCCTGGCGATTGGGTAACTGACAACAAGCAGTTGGCTCAGGACTACGCTGGCACTGGCAAGGTTGTCTCGATGAAAGTCAAGGCAAAAGACCTACTAGCTGATAAGTCATCTGGAGAAGGTGCTTACACCGAAGAGATGGTCTATCGTCCAGCTAAAGCTCTAGACAGCCTAGGCATCGACTTCCAGTCAGCAACTATGGATGCTAGCGGTACTCGCTTGCCTACTCCTGGAGCCTTCACTGGCCGCTTCCAGAAAATTATGGAAGGTGCTAAGAACTGGAAAGACGTTGCTAAGCGTCTAAAAGGTGAGACAGTAACCTACTTTGACTTCGAAACAACTGGTATCCCAGACTACGACGGTCAGAACATTACCAACGACCCAGTGCAGCTTGGCGCAGTTCAGGTTAAAGATGGAAAGATTGTAAAGCGTTTCAACGTCTACATCAATCCAGAAAGCAAACTATCTGATTGGTCAGCTAATAACCTCAAGCGTGACGTTGTAGATGAGAATGGCGACAGAGTTCTTGATGAGAACGGACGTCCAGAGTCTACGCTAGTCACTCCAGAGTGGTTGGCTCAGCAGACCAGCCAGGAACAGGCTCTGAAGGACTTCATTGAGTTCATCGGACCTAACGCTTTGCTTGGTGGTCAGAATGTCCCATTCGATGTTGAGATTCTAAAGCGCATGGCTGACAAGTTCGGCATTGACCTAGACATCGCTGGAACCATCGACTCGAAGGACCTTGCTTCACTTCTTCCTAAGTATGACCCAGAGAAGGGAATCGACGGACCTAAGGCTCCAGACCGCAAGACTGGTGAGATTAGAGCAACCTCTAGCCTCGGTCCAGTTGCAAACTTCCTAGGCTTTGAGCCAGCTAACTGGCACTCAGCTGATGGTGACGCGGAAGACTCCTACAACTTGGTCTCGAAGATTATCGACCGTGCTGGTAAGGAAGGCAACGAGGACCTAAGCCTCCTCGACTTCCCTGCAATGGCAGAGCGTTACAAGCAGCGTATGGACGAGTTCAAGGCTGTTGTTTCCCCTGACAGCCCAATCACCGAGGCTCAGCAGCGTGCTCTACAGAACTTTGCTGACTCCGAATCTTTGAACGTCTCTGACAAAGCTAAGGAGGCTCTTGCTAACGCATCAACCCGTGGTGAAGCGGCAAAGGCATTAGCAGATATCCACGCTGAAGATGAAGCAGATAGAGCTAGGTCAAATCGACCTCTAGGTGCTAACCCAGAGAATGGAACCCCTGAGTCATTTGAGCCAGATTTCGATGACGAAGAGTCTGACCCTGACTTTGATGATGTAGACCTTTCTGACTTCCTAGCCGAGATTAACGAGACCCCTATCCCGCAGCCAGCACCTAAGCCAGTTGCAAAACCTGCAGCTGTTGCTGGTTCAGTCAGAGAAAAGGCCTCAGAGTTTTCAGCTAGACGCCGTCTAGGTATGAAGCGCAATGAGATTCCTAAGCTGGCTATTGATGTAGAGAATTTGACAGAACTTAGAATCCCTGGTGCTAAACCACGTGTAAGGGCTTATGCCCCAACCAGCGAGGCAATAGAGGTTAAAGATGAGATGGTGGCTCTAGGTAGAGAGCTAGTAGACCAGTCTCTAGCCGAGGTAACAGCCGAGCTAAAGTCAGAAGGAATTATTGACGAATCTTTCGAGACTGTAGACGAGGCAGTTCAAGCATTTAGTGCCATGAACCTAGAGGCAAACCAAGAGCTTACAGATACTCAGCGGTTGATGGTTCCGACCATTAGAACCCTGAGAATGGATGCTTTTGATGAACTTACCGCCGAGCAGCGCAAAGAGATTGCCAACGAGCTAAACTCAAAGCTTGGTCTTGAAATGACAGAAGCTCAGGTTTTGGATTTTATGGAATCTGGCGACCCAATAGAAATAAAAGACAAGAGCGAATACAACAGCATTTGGGATACAGAGAAGCTTTCCGAGGAGCAGCTGGAGGCCAACAAGCTCATCAACGTTAAGCGTAGAGCTGTCAGAGAAAAAATTGAAGACTTGATTAATGAGAAAGTCTTTAAAACTCCTGTTGGCGATTACAAACTAACCGACAATGAGTGGGGGATTGTCAGGGAACTGCATCTAAAAGAGTTAGCTGGCATTGTAGCTCTACAAAAGAGCGATGAAAAGCTTGCTCAGATTCAGAAATTAGCTGACTCCATGAATGAACTAGGGAAAACTAGAAGAAAATTTGACCCTGACACCTTAACCAAAGAGATAAACAAACGCCTTCGCGATAAGGCAATGAAGACGCTTAAGGATAATGGATTTAAGTTTGACTCGGTACCACTAAGCGCGTGGGATGGAGTATTAATCTCTTCTGGCAGTGGACGTAAACCTATTAGCGAGCGAAGCGCTCTAGGTAAGATGTTGCTTGAAGCTTTCCAGTATGTCCCGCAGAATGTGCTCCTTGCGTCTATTGACATGTTGAAGCTAAATAAACGTAAGCTGACCATTAGGCAGACTAAACCACATGTTCGCGCTCATTTCATGGAACGTGACCTCCTAATTAGAGGCGGAACTGCTGACTTTTTGCTACATGAGTTCTGGCACTTTGTCCAATCTGGTAATAAAAATATTCGTGCCCTCGAACACGCATGGCTTTATGGGAGAATGGCAGATAAAGACGGACAGCTTCCTGGTCTTATTGCAACTGGAGCTTCGAGCGCCGAGCAAGCTTTTGCTGTTAACGGATTGAACGAAACATACATTTCTAAGCAGTACGAGGATTTCCGCAGCGGATGGGCCTTTTTCCACCCAAAGAACTCTGCCACCGAGGTAACTACTACATTGATGCAGGACTTGTTTACTGATGTTGGAAGATACTCAAAGCCAAAGGGAAGAACGGCAAAGACAGGTAATGGCCCTAGTACTAAGGTCTATGAGGACCCTTACTACGATGAGGCAACTGGCATCTGGTATGCTGACAGTACCAAACAAACAGTAATCCAGCCTAGACTTGTCTATGGTCGCGATGCCTCTCAGGGCATAGACTATGACTTCAAAGCTTTTGGATTCGGTCTGCTTATGGCACTACACGACTGGGATGCAAAATGAGTATATTAGATAGCTACGAATACGGAATCAATTCAACCAGTGCAGGCTTCTCTAAGTTGGA